TGATAAACATTCGAAATCCGGAAGAAGGCTTCTGAAAAGGACTAACGAATCCGCTATTGAAGATGCAATTGTAGATTATTACAAAAACATGTCAAATGAGCCTTATATTGAAGATGTATATAATATGTGGATTGAAAGCAAATTAAGTTATGGAGAGATTCAACGGCAGACATATGATAGATATTCAACCGACTATGATAGGTATATTAAAAACTCTTTCATTTCTGAAATTGAATTTAGGTTCATTACAGAAGATTTGCTTGAAGAATTTATAAAAACAACGATTCATTCTATGAATCTTACATCTAAGGCTTGGAGCGGACTTAGAACGTTAATTAATGGAATTTTCAAATATGGAAAGAAAAAAGGATACACAAATATCAGTATAACAAATTTCATGGGAGATCTTGACTTGTCAAAGAAGATTTTCACAAAGAAATATGTTGATGATAGTTTGAAAGTATTCACCGCCGAAGAAGAAAGAATGATAGCGGATTACATCTTAAATCAGGAACCATCATTGCTTTTATATGGTGTTCTTTTAGCATTTCAAACAGGCATGAGAGTTGGAGAGTTATCATCCTTAAAATGGTCGGATATAAATGAAAATTCTATTAATATCAGCAAAACGGAGATACGCTACAAAGATGATGATGGAAATTACATTTTTGAAGTAAGGGATTTTCCAAAAACGGATGCTGGATTTAGAAATGTTATAATAACCAAACAGACAATTAATTTGTTGAAAAAAATCAAAGAAATAAGTGGTAGTTGTAATGAGTACATTTTTACCAAGTCTGGTAAAAGGATGCGAGGACACGCATTTACGGAAAAATTATATCGTATATGCGATGATCTGAAAATTCAGAGGAGATCGGGACATAAGGCAAGAATGACATACGGTACTCACCTTATTGATGCAGGTGTTCCTGATAACATTACAATATCACAGATGGGTCACACAGACATTAAGACTACTAGAGCTTTTTATTACTACAACAACAAAAGCAGAGAAGAAGCAGAGCGGATTATTGAGAGTGCTTTTTCTGCATAAGTAATCAAAAAGTAATCATGGTAATCAAAATGAAAACCAAAAAAGTTAGGAAAATCAAGGCTTTAGAGGAATTGCGGCGGGGTTCGAATCCCCCGTGTCTCATTATTTTAGAATATAGAGAAACGGTCTGAAAGCCTTGTAAATACTAGGGAAAGGAGACTTGTATGGTATCACCTAAAATAGGTGAAAAAGTGAAAGGTAATCAACGAGGTAATCAAGTAGCAAATTGATACTTATTATATTAAATTATTTTTGAACGTTTTTGCGTTCTTTTTTTATTTTAAAAATTTATATTGGCGGTTTTTTGACGGTTTTACCGTCTTTTTTTATGCAAAAATTTAATCATAAGGAGGTTGATTCTTATGTTTTCAGATGAAGTTTTAGAAAAGATATTTATGAGAAAAGAATTGCAAAGATTAGACCTGCAAACACAATCAGAAGTAATTCACGCAATAGAAGATGTTCTTGAGGAGGTTGAAGATAATGCAGATGAATCCGACAATGTATAATCCGCAAATTGGATATACGCAACCATTTTCATATAATCCTATGATTTCAGCTCAGCAGAGGATGCAAAGCTACGATCAGCAATTTCCTCAATTTTCGCAACCGCAACAGGCGGTTCAAAACGTTGGGATAAACGGAAGAGTTGTGCAGGAGCTTGAAAATATAAATGCAAACGAAGTACCTATGGATGGTTCAATGGCATTTTTCCCTAAACAGGACTTGTCAGAAATTTATGTTAAAGGTTGGAATGCAGATGGTACAATCCGCACAACCGTTTTTAAGCCTGTTTCAAACAACAATGGTATAAATACATCAAACATCGGTTCAGAATCGAAAATAAGCCTATCAGAAGAGGTTACAGATGGTATTATGAAACGTTTTGATGAGATAGAAACAAAGTTATGCAGCTTAGAATCGTCTTTGACTAAATCTACAACCAAAACAGCATCTAAGTCAAAGATTAGTCAAGATTTAGTCCAAGATTAAAAAGAAAGTGGTGATTTTGAATGAATCTACTTAATATTTTTCAGATGGCTAAAAATGGGAATCCTCAACAGTTTATGCAAAGCATGATTGGAAATAGCCAAATTATGCAAAATCCTATGGCTAAAAACACAATTGAAATGGCTCAAAAGGGAGACATGAACGGCATTGAACAGATGGCCAGAAATCTCTGCAAAGAAAAGGGAATAAATGCAGATGAAATATACAATTCATATAAACAGAAATTTGGAATATGATACTAATTCTTGCAAGATTACGTATAAATAATTTTTTTAGGAGGTAAAATGGTATGTTTGAATCAAATACACCTTTCATGATGCCGGTTACACCTGCTGGCTCAAATTATGGTTCTGGAGCCGGCTGGGGAGACGGTGGTTGGTTGTGGATAATCGTTGTATTCGCCCTGTTGTTTGGATGGGGAAATAATGGATTTGGCGGAGGTTTTGGCGGTAATGGCGGTTATGTCGCTACTGCAGCTACTCAGGCTGATATTCAGAGAGGATTTGACAATTCCGCAGTCATTAGCAAGTTAGATGGCATTTCTAACGGACTTTGCGATGGTTTCTATGCTATGAACAACAGTATGCTCACAGGTTTTAATGGTATTAACACAAATATCATGCAGACCGGTTATGGCATTCAGCAGGCTATTAATGCTGATACAGTCGCTAATATGCAGAACACCAATGCTTTACAGTCACAGCTTGCTAACTGCTGCTGCGAGACGAGAGAAGCCATCCAGGGTGTAAACTACAACATGGCAACTAACACTTGTGCTTTACAGAACACAATGAACAATAATACAAGAGATATTATTGACAGCCAGCAGGCAGGAACGAGGGCTATCCTTGACTTCCTGACAAATGACAAGATTGCAACCTTACAGGCAGAGAATAACGATTTGAGAAGAGCTGCTTCACAGGATAGACAGAACGCACTTCTGACTAACGCCATGACTGCACAGACAAGCCAGATTATTAATGCAGTAAATCCTACTGCAATCCCGGCATACGTTGTACCTAATCCAAATGCATATGCATATGGGTGTGGATATAACAACGGATGTGGTTGTTAATGAATAACAATCAAAGCACAAACGGATTATCTTACCTTGATGCACTTAATGTATTTTCTGTAATCCTGCAAATGATCGGTTATCAGAATGACCAGATGCAGACATCTAACGATGATTTGTTGAGAGAGTTGCAGAAGCAAGACAGGGAATACCTTGATAAGATAATTCAGAATCAGAATGAAATACTTAATATTTTATCCGATTTTCGCCAAAAGGTTTGATTTTTAAGGGCAGGTGAAAATCTGCCCTTTACTTTTAGGAGGTATATATATGAGTTGTAAAAATGTATGTCATTTATGTGACAATTTTATAATTTCAAATTCTGTAACTTTTACAGGTGGAAACCTTGTTATTGACTTGCCTGCCGGAAGTTACGCAAATAATAGAAAAGTATGTATCGTTGTAGCACAGTCAATACCAGATGCAACAACAATCAATGCTCCTGTTTATATTACAATTGGCGGTGGAGCGGTACTTTATCCGTTAGTAAAGAGAAATTGTAGACATGTTACGGCATGTGGACTTAGAACACGCACAAGATATTCAACAATCGTTGAAACAACTAACAATTCCGGATTGTTTAGAATGCTTGGAAATCCATGCTGTTCTCCAGACAATCGTTTAACTGCGATTAATGGTGATAGTACACCTGTTACGCAATCTTCGACAGTAAAGGGGGCAAAATAACATGGATATTAAAAGAATGCATGATATGATTGAAAAACTTACTGAATGTACGAAATCACAGTTTGATAAGGGACTTGAAAGTGTTGATACTTGCGAGATGGGAAAAGTTATAGACATGATAAAAGACCTTGCAGAAGCTATGTATTATCGGACGTTGGCCAAGACTATGGATGAATCAGAAGATGAAGAAATCTTAAAGATGTTTGACAGATATGGACGAGATAAGAGATTTTACGATCATTACCGGTACGAAGATGGAAGATTTGCACCAAAGGGAAGAGGAACGTATCGTAGAAATTACGATGAACCTATGTGGCATATGACACCTGAAATGTACAGGGATATGGACAGAGAACCATATGGACGTATGTATTATACAGAGCCTACTCATATGCATGATTCCAGAGAAGGAAAGAGTGGAATGAGCAGAAGAACGTACATGAATACAAGAGATGCACACAAGGCTAATACGCAGCAGGACAAGGAAGCAAAAATGCATGATCTGGAAACTTATATGCGTGAATTGTCAGACGATCTGACAGAGTTAATTGCAGGTATGATTCCGGAAGAAAAAAACTTAGCAAAATCAAAGTTAAGTACACTTGTCTCTAAAATGTAGGACATAGGCTATGAGTAGAAATATTCATAGCCTGTTTTTAATTAATTATTTCCAAAAAGGAAACAGTTCAGAAAGGGGCATACAAATGGTTTTTAGTATTAATGGTACAATCTGGCACATAGAATATAAAAATCCAAATACAAGCGAATTAATGCGTTCAGACGGCACGTATACATTGGGGGTTACAGACAGAAATACAAAAACTGTAACAATAGCAAACTGCTTATCAAAAGATATGACTGATAAAGTGTTGTGCCACGAATTAACACACGTTCATGCAATGGAATATGATTATACGATTCCTATTGAGACGGAAGAAATTGTGGCGGATTTTTTATCATTGTATGGTAGAGATATTATTTACCTTGCTGACGATATTATGAATGGATTTATGGAAAGGAAACGATATGGATAGTATAGATAAAGTTTTGGAATATGTGAGAAGAACTAATAAATATATGACTAGAGAAATTCTTGTAGAAAAATTAAAAGCAAGTAATTCGTATGGCATAATTGCATTGTCATTATCTTCTAAAAACATAAGAGGACAGGATTTTTAACTCCTGTCCCCAATTACATTTATGTTTACTTCGTTTTCATTGCCACCATTTATAAACATAGGTGCCAACCATTTAAGAACAAGTTTTCTTTCGTCAGAATTTTTCTTCCCAGTCCAGAAATGATGCCAGTGCCCACGTCTGCTATGCGGAGATTTTGGTGATCCATGACCGGTAGAGGTATGGCCATCATATACATATTGAACATTGCTTCGGTTAAGATTAATCTTTCTTATCTTTTCGGATGTTTCCTTGCCGCAGTCCCACATCTGTACTTCTCTAAACTTGTCCTTTATATTATTTTGGCTTGGTTTTCTTGTAATCTTTTTCTGAACTGGATTCTCTTCAATCTCTTTGTTCTGTGAACATATATATAAAACAAGTTGAATCAGTCTGGAAGCAGTATCGAGTGCTGCCTTATCCCATCTATGAATATCTTCTGTGTTTATATTGTACTTATCTGCAAAATCTGAATTCATGTCTGCAATCTGCAAAGTCTTTTTGAAACCCTCAGCAATTGTTGCACCTTTCATAAGATGTATTGGAATAGGTGATGTGATTCCGTTAGAATATGCCACAAGCAATCGCAATTCCATTTCCGATGTATTCATGTCATACTCAAATGATACAAAGAATCCATCTATTGTATCGTTCTGCATAGATTCTATATTATTTAGCTGAACGTATATGCAGTTATAGGGTATTTCATATAGCACTTCAATCGGCAACACTAAATCAGAATCACCCTGCTCTAACAATAGATTCTGCATTTCCTCTTCAAATTTGTATATCTGCTTATGCTTTCTCCATGATGCCACAGTAACCATTGTTGTTGCATCAGCAATTAACTCCATGTTATTTCTTAATTCTCTTTTTGCTTCTGGAACACTGACACCTTTTGTAACAACAGATATTCCTGTGGCTATCGGATACATACAGTGTTCGTCTATCGGAACACCATCAACAATCATATCCAGATCATCCCAACATCCCGGATATTTGCTTGCTATTTTGTTCGTTATTTCAAGCGGTAAACATGCCATATATATTCCCTCCCATTTTATAAAAATAAACGAAAAAATTTTTGAAATACAAAAACCTTACTTTTTTGAGAAAAATAAAAAAATCTGAATTTTTTCAAAAATCCCAGAAAAAATCTCAAAAAAAGATGCCAGGGTAAAATCTCCTGCGAAAAAAATTTACCCCTCACTGCCCCCTCGGCTGCCCTCGATTCTCTAATGCCTTATAATCTCTATTGATTTCATTTCTCGAAAGGTGCAGACCATCACCCGGCGTTATCTGGTCGCAAAATTCAGCAAAACGAACCCGGCATTTTTCCGGATCACATCCGGCGAACGTATCCCGGCAATCTTCACAGCTAACAGGATTAACAAGTGGAAGCGCTGCACCCGGATCATCTAAAAAAGAACATAGTAAATATAACCCGGACGGGTCCAGATCGTTGATCTGCCGGCACAGTTCCGCCTTGATCTTGTCTATATTTTTTATTTGATTTTTGGGCATAGTTGACCACCTCCGAAAAAATCGCGCAAAAGGGCATAGAAACCCAATTTTTAATTTTCAAAAAAATGTATAACAAAACCGGATATAATTAACACAGATTATACCCCGGATTTTATTTTTTTTCAACTGAAAAAAGGGCGCATTTGCGCCCTAATATCCAAGCCATGCACGGAGCCTTTCCATGCTCCAGCCGGTCAAGTCTTCTACTTCTTCAAAAAGATCAGACCCGGCAAGCATAGAATCTGCATATATCCGCCCTTCTTTTTCAAAATTTGGGACGCTGTGAGCGTCCAAGACCTTTTTTATATTACTATTTTTCATAATTTAAACCCTCCTTTTTTAATATTATCCATTACGGAAGAAAGAACCGCCGCCGGTAGTGATCCGGCGGGCATCCTCTGCGGCGGTTAATTCAAACAGTTTTCAATATCTTTCGCAAGGTGTGGAAATGCTTTTTCTATGTCTTGCACGCTGTCGGCGTAATAATCGCCAACAATTTTTCCAAAAATGCGAAGATTGCCGGAATAACCACCGTATAAGTCATTAAAATATATGTCTAATCCTGTCACCTGTTCCGGCTTGTCTCCATACCACATATCAATATTTATTTTTCCCATTTTCAAAACCTCCATATTTTTAATTTTTCCCGGTGATCCGGTAAAAGCAAGCCGGGGAATCGAACCCCGGAAAAGCCGCCCTTGCTAATTATTTGCTTGCTAAAATCTCCCTTGCTAATAAGTCCCAGTAAAGACCATCGCCGCGCTTATCAAGCCATTTTTCGGCTTCTTCTGTGCTTTCGCCTAACCATTCAGCCATGCGCTGAATAATATTGTAATAACTATAATCAACGCCAACGCCTAAACCTCTAAGCCATTCTATACAAGCGTTACGCTCTCCAAGCCTTGCAACCGCCCATCCGTACTCGTTTATAAACTTGTTCTTGAGATCATTAATTGTGCTAAGTTCTTCACCCTGTGCAACCTCTGTTAAATAATTTCTAACCGCTGCCTTGACTTCCTTGCTGTTTGTTCTTCTCATTTCTTTTTACCTGTGCTATAATATAGCTACCTTTCTTTTTTTTGATTGGTGCCGGCTGCGTGATCTGGAGGACCTGCAACCGGCTTTTTTTCTAGCCTGCCATCATCAGAGCCGGGAGGCTGTCCCCGGCTGACGCCTTGCGGCGTTTCGGCTAGACTTCTTTTATTATGAAATCCCGCTCGGCTTTTCTTGCCTGATCTGGTGTCATAACCAGAATGCCTATAATTAACTTTGTTTCCTTGTCCTCTACCTGATATGCTTTCATGTGTTTGTCCTCCTGTTTTTTCTTTTCTTAACTTGTATTTATAATACCATTTATAATGCACATATACAAGATGTAAAAATAACCAAATATTGCACATATAAACAAGGGGTTATTGTATAATATGTATAATGCACATATAACATTGACAATATAATGCACATATGCTATTATATAAAGAAAAAAACGGAGGTTTTGAAAAATGAGCGAAAACAAAACAAGCGCGGCGCAGCTTAGAGCGTCAAGAGCGTACGAGGAAAGGAACGACAGGATCAATATTGTTTTCCCGGCTGGAACTAGGGAACGCATGGACCGGCTCGGAATTGAAAAGCCGGGCACATTTATTAAAGAAGTGATTGCAACGGAGCTTGAAAAAATGGAAAAGTACCAAAAAAAATAAAAATATGTGCAATATATGCTTGACGATATAATGCACATATGATATTATCATTATATCAAATAAAGAAAGGGCACCGGAAAAGGTGCAAAGGTGAAAAATTATGGAATATTTAGAGATGAGCAGAAACGAAATCAGGGACATTGTAAACAGGGGAGGAGATAAGAAGCGAAAGCTTGATAAGGTTGTTGCTGATTATCTGGACACCCTGGATCTTTCAGAGGTTGCGCGGGATGTTATCGCACAGACCGGGATTAATGACATGGCGGAGACATTCGCCGGACTGTTTACAGTTGAGGAAGCAGAAGAGACAGCGGCGGAAATTTCCGGCAATTATTCGTACCTCCATTTAGAGGGCACGAAATGGGGCGATCTTTCGCCTGAGCGCAAGGATGCGCTTTCTGAATCTGGAACAGCCGTAAATGCGTTTGATTCTGAGCCAATCAGGGAAGGCGGGGAATGCACAATTGATCTTCTCTTTCCGTTTGCCGTTCCTGGGCGTGTCCTGAACGCCGGGACGGATTTAGAAGAAATTGTAATAGATGATGATGCTACAATCTATTCAACAATCTAAAAAAAATGTTAGGCCGGTAACTGCACCGGCCTTTCTTCACGTGAAAGGGGAAATAAATATGTTAGTACATTCTATGTATGTCTATTATGATAAAAATCTTATAGACATTATTCAATACGATGATATTTTTAAATTTTTAGAAAACTCCGGATGGTGCATGAACATGCGGCAGTTATTTGAATATGAAAGAGCTAAAAATGAAGAGGTAGAGGACAAAGAAAAACTTAAGTATGATTTTAAATTAAATCTTTTACAGGCTTACAATTACAATACACAAATTAATATTACAAAAAAAGTCGCTGTAAGCATTATTCCGTATTGTTTACTACCAAGAACGCGAAAGCTTGTAAAAAGTAGAGAAAATGGATATGGTGGAAATAACATTTATTCAATTTCGAAATTCTATATAAATGACATTGATTATATAAATAATGCATTAGTTGAAGCTGACAGGTGCGATTGTATAGATCTAATAGATGCGCTAAAATGTAACTTCTAAATATTTTAAATATCAAAAAAATAAAGGCCCTGAAAGGGGCCTTTTCCATTCTGGTTAGATTGTAAGTATTAATATATCACATTTAGCAAATAAATACAATAGCTAATCTATCCCGGTTTCTGAATTAATTAAGTGTAAAAATGTAAAATAATTATGCCCCATACAAGGGGCATATATACCCCATGTAAGCATCTGTTTTCTGATACTGATACTGTATCTGTTTATTATCTATGATATTATTAATATTTTAAAACCTACTAAGTATTTATATAAATATATAATATTATAATATATAGACATAGAGAATAAAAATATAAATTTATTATGGACAGATGTACAAACATGTGATATATATATCTTATATTACATTGAGAGAAAGAAAAGATATAGATGTATAGTATCTTTGACTTTCTCTATTTTTTTTGTTTAAAAGTAAAATGTCTGGAGGTGGCAAAGATGAAACAGGAACAGAAAGCAGAGATTGAGCAGATCCCGGATACAGAGGTGTATTCTAATGAGATAGAGATGTACATAGAAATGTTCTGTGACGAATGCAAGCCGCCAATCCAGGACATGAACAAAGAAAGTCAGGGGCGATGGAATGCTTGTTTAATGTATATATATAAGCATATGTTTTCCAATAATCAGTTAAGGAGTAAAAATATAATTAGTAATATACCCAATGCTCCTAAATCTAATTATTATTTATATGATTATGATAAGTTAGAAGATGTACTATATATATATTATTATCTGTGTAATAAATATGATAAAGAATGTAGCGCAATGGGTTTTTCACTTTTAACGGGTGTTGAAAATCAAACGCTGCTCAACTGGAGAGATTCGGCGGGGAAACTAAGCGCGCGCGGGTTTGACATTTCGCAAAAATTGAGTCAATATAGAGAAGAAAGTCTAAGCAATAAATTGACCTCCGGAAAGGGAAATCCTGTGGGCGTTCTGGCGATTCTCAATCGCTGGTATAGTTGGAATCTGCCGGGTGTGAGCCGTGAACATGTGACCAGGCCGACCCTAACCGCTGCAGATATACGCGAGAAATTGAGCCAAACAGGCGAACAATTCGCCATAGATCAGACGGAAAAAGACGGCTAGAATTGTATGGGATTTACACACAATTTCAAACCCTTATTTTATAAGGCTTTGCACGTCTTTGAATGGTGTTAGATGCGGATAAACCTTTATTTATCCGCTAGCTTAGAAATACTCGTACACAATTAGGCGAATTGTTTGAAAATTCAGAAACCTTACTTTTGACGGATGGCGAATGACCCCAGATCATCCGGGATGGGGTGGGGGTTGAATCCGGAGGGAAAAACCGGGCAACTAGGTCCCCCAAATAACCGCAAAAACAAAAAGGCCCTATATATTATATATAAATATAATTATAAACCATACACAATAAATAGATAAATAAAGGAGCCATATAATGCTTAAAAGAGTTAATACCAGACAAATGATGGAATTACATAGGGATTTCAGAGTAATTAAACTTTTCAGTGGCATATACCTTGTATCTGTGGCTAGTAAAAATGTGTATGGCAGAAAGCCAGATATAACATTTAGAAATTTGATTATGTATCCGCTAACATTTTTGTTTATACCGATCAGGTATGAATGATTTGGTTATAAGTAATTCAAACAAAGATTAAGGAGATTAGAAATGACAGGAAACGAATATCAGAAATTTGCAATGAGAACTAATGATGGAGAATCTACTGAAAGATTAGGATTTTTGACAAGTAGAGATGAAAATACTGTGGTCGATTTCGGTGGATTAATAAACGGATGTTTAGGACTTGCAGGTGAATCTGGTGAAACATTAGACATGATTAAGAAGTGGGTATTTCACGAAAAGGAACTTGATAAGGATCATCTGAAAAAAGAAATTGGTGATGTTATGTGGTATGTCGCTATGATTTGTGAATCTGCTGGGTTTGATCTTGATGATGTAATGCAGACGAATGTTGATAAACTGAAATCAAGGTATCCGGAAGGGTTTGATACTTATTTAGCAAATCATAGAAAAAAAGGTGATATTTAATGAGTACAGGAGAAACAGAATTATTCAGTGACATTGTAAACCACCCAAGCCATTACTGCACCGGAAAATACGAATGTATAGATGTAATGGTGGAAACACAGGGAATTGAAGCAACAAAGAATTTTTGCTTGTGCAATGCATTTAAGTATCTTTACAGGCATAATGGGAAAAATGGTTTAGAAGATATAGAAAAGGCAAAATGGTATATTGATAAATACATTGCCTTAAGCCAGACCTAATGGCTGACCCGGTTCGAATCCGGGATAGGTCTTTGCCACAATGGTTTGTGGCGTGCGTAATGTCCTCTTTTACGCATCTCCTTTCTGGCCCACTAGCGGAATGCTGTTAAAGAACCGTCACAAGGTTCGGTGGGGATTGCAGTCGGAGAGACTGCATTTTCAAAAGGGACGCATTCAGAAATGACCTCCCACATATTCTGGATGCGTTAAAGCATTCTTGGAATGTAGCTCACTGGTAGAGCGGTGGCCTTATAAGCCGTGTGTAGTTGGTTCGATTCCAACCATTCCAACTAAAAAATAAAGGTGGTGAATTTTATGGCAAAAGGAGTAAAGACACGCGATATTGATAAGTTTTCAGAAGCTTGCGCAGAATTTTTGAACGGTAACTGTAGCTTGACAAAGGCAGCAAAAATTGCAGGAATGAGTACACCAACATTTCAAAAATATATTTTTAAGTTTGTAAATCAAGAACCTATGCCAGACACATTGTTTGAGAAAAAGAAGAGAATAAGAAAGAAAAATTAATGGGCTATCGCCAAGCGGTAAGGCACAGGACTTTGACTCCTGCATTCGCTGGTTCGAATCCAGCTAGCCCAGTTATTTCCGGAGCAAGCAAGGTTGCAGAATGGTGGTTCGAATCCACCTGTGAGCATAGCCCAGCAATAAGGTACTCACCGTTCCCTGTGACGATATACAGGAGTTTTGACAATGATTGTAGCGAACATTTAAGCATATAGAATAGGTAGTGGAATAATGAAACATCAAAAAGAATGGCACACTTGCGACAGGTGCGGAAAAGAAATAATACGCTACGATGAAAAATATGCATATATCAAAACAAGAGAGATAAAACCTCTTCACGAAACAAGCATATACACAGCCGAAGATTTAGCAAAGGAAGCGTTTCCAATGGCTATATGGAGAGATGATATGCAATACGATTTATGCCCTAAGTGTAGGAGAGATTTTAAGAGGTTTATGAGGAATGAAAAAATAGAAAAGGAGAATTGTTTATGAAAGAAAGAGTAAAAATTATTACAGATGGAGAAAAAGCAGAGGTTTACATTGATGGCAAAAAGGTAAGATGTACCGATATGGAATTGCACTTTAGCGGCCATGTAGACAGCCAACCAATGATTACCGTAGATGCTCAATGGCATAAGGAGGACAAAGATGGTAATTTGGTTCTGAATAACGATAAGACAGAAGTGTTGACAGAGGAAATGAAGATTGGAATTATTCAGCACCGCATGGAGCAGGGCGAACAATGAGCAGGTCAAAAGCAAAAGAAAGCATTTTGCTAGAAGAGTATCAAAAAGCAATGGATGGAATATTTACAACATCCGTAAATACATCTACGATTGACGAAAGCCCTATGGCATATAAAACAATGGATGAAATAATTGGAAATATACAAGATACTGTTGAAATAGTTGACATTATTAAACCAATTTACAATTTCAAAGCAAACGAATAAAAACAATTACCGGCTAACAATAAGAGTTAGTCGCTAACCTAAAACAATTATGGGCAGAGGTCTTACAGGCACCTTTGCTGTGAAAGCGAGGTGCTTTTCTTGAAATCTGAATTAGATCAATTGATTTCAGAATGTGAAAAATATATATCTCAAAAAGGAATAGACGAAAATGTTATAAATGCATACTGTGATGTGTGCCAATTGGCTTGTAAAGACAAAGAAACAGAAACAATGTTAAAATGTACGACTAGAGCAAAAGAACTCATAGAAACGGCTTGTAAACGCGATACAGGCCTATCTATGTGGGAGATAGAAAAGGTTGTTTTTGCAAATAACGGTTCTTTTGATCTTTTGGATAAATATTATGAGATTTTGTTGCTGGAAGCACAAAATAAAATAGTTGACAGCTATTTTCAGTACATAGAGAAAAAGCGCGAGCCTAAAGACCGATTTTATATGCCACGTAGGAAACAATTAATCAAAATCGGACTTGTGGACGCACTGCAAGGCATGGTTGATGATAAATACGACATATTATGTGTGAGCCTAGTGCCTGGAGCCGGAAAGAGTACAATTGAGAAATTTTTTCATTCGGCAGTTGCCGGTTGGTTTCCAAAAGACTACAGCCTATTTTATTCGCACAGTGGCGATATTACACGAATGTACTACGATGGAGTATACGACATTGTTACCAATGATGATGATTATGCGTGGCATGACATTTTTCCTAATCTATCAGTTACAAGCACGAATGCCAAAATGGAGCAATTCAATATTGGAAAATACAAACCTTTTCCGTCAGTACAATGTACTTCTGTTGGAAGTAAGAATGCCGGAAAAGTCCGTGCGAGTAAATTTTTGCTAGTTGATGATATGATAGGCGGAATTGAGGAAGCCTTAAATCCTACAATACTTGATAAATTATGGGATAAATACGCAGTAGACGCAAGACAACGTAAGACACAAGATACAGACGGAAAACCATGTAAAGAGATACATATTGCCACTCGTTGGAGCGTACATGATGTTATTGGACGCATTCAAAATATGTATATTGGAAATCCGAGAGTCAAAACAATATCAGTACCCGATGTGGACCCGACAACAGGAGAAAGCAATTTTGATTATGAGTATAGTGGATTTACGAAAGAGTTTTTTGAAGACCAGCAATTGCTCATGGATGAAATTTCCTACAAGTGCTTGTACAAACAGGAGCCAATTGAGCGTGAGGGATTATTGTTTCCGGATGATAAAATTCGAAGGTATCTCAATCTTCCACATGGTGAACCGGAAATTATTACTGCACAATGTGATACAAAAGGCAAAGGAACAGATTATTTTGTATTGCCGGTGCTTCAAAAATATGGCGATGATTATTATTGTGTTGATTGTGTTTGCGATAATACCGCAGATTATGAGGAACAGTACAGAAATGCAGCAGGTGTTATTGTAAACAATAAAGTGCAAGAATGCGAGTTTGAACGTAATGCAGGAGGAGATAGAGTTGCAATGGAAGTTAATAAACGTGTCGAATCTGTCGGATGGATATGCAATATTACAGATGTTCCAACAGAAACAAATAAAGAAGCACGTATATTTCAATGCTCTAGTTGGATTTTGCAACATGTTATATTTAAGGACCAGTCACTTTACAAACCAAACGAACCATACGGTGTTATGATGGCGTTATTAAAGCAATACTCTGTTTCCGGGAAAAAGCAACTTGATGATGTTCCTGACGTTTTTTCAAACTTTGCATTACGGGTAACACAAGGGAATAGAGTTGCAAGAGTGGAAGCAGCGGTTAATCCGTTTAGGAGGTATTAAGCTATGACAACAAAGGAATATCTGAATCAGATTGAACGTCTGGATAAAATGATTACAAATAAACTTTCTGAAATTTACCAACTTAAAATAATGGCTTGTAGTATAACTGTCTCCGGAGACAGTGAAAGGGTGCAGACTTCCGGTAATCAGGATAAACTTGGGTCAACAATTGCAAAGATTGTAGATTTGGAAAGAGAAACAGATGAATTAGTTGATTCGTTGGTTGATAAAAGAAAAGAAATATTAAGACAAATTGACAACATGAAAAATATAGACCACTATGATGTATTACATAAACATTATGTCGAAAGAAGAACGTTCCAAGACATAGCAGATTCCGAAAACTGGAGCATAAGACAGGTTTTTAACATTCACGGAAGAGCATTACAGGAATTTGAAAAAATGTATGGAGATACATATTTGCATAAAAATTCATAAAATTTCACATTGATGTTAAAAAGTTGACATGATAAACTGACAATCAGAAGAAGTATCAGAAATGAACTTCATTCTAATCCAAAACAATAAGTTAACAAACCCTCTCATCAAGGCACCATATTTAATATGGTGCCTTTGATATTTTAAAGGAAAATGAAGATGGAAAAAACAATATACTGTCCTATTTGTAAACGAAAAGTTGGCGATTATGATGGGAAAGCAACAATAAATCAGATGTACAGATGCAAGAAGTGTAATAAGAAAATTGTCTATTACACTGATACAGGAGAAACAAAAGCAAAATCCTTACCAATTAGAGCTACAAGCAGTGGAGTGACATTTATATGAATAAGAGAAGTTTTAACGATCTTGTCAGAGGTTGTTATGGCAGAAAAATTGCATACACAAATGTCGAAATAATAAATGCTAAAAATGTTGTGAAAGTAATTGGCAGTTGTATTGGTGCGTTTTACTGGAATAAAACGGCTATTAAGTATCTTTGGGATTATTACAAAGGTGACCAACCTGTTTTGTATCGCACAAAGCTTTCAAATGAGGACATATTAAACAAAGTTGTTGAAAATCATGCATATGAAATTGTTCAATTTAAGGTTGGACAGACATATGGAGAGCCTATTCAATTCATAAGCAGAAAAGACGATGCAACTATCAACAAAGCCGTTGATATTCTTAATGATTTTATGGCTGATGCAAATAAGCAGGAAAAAGATATTAAAGCTGGAGAGTGGCAATCGGCAACAGGTACTTCATTTAAGGCAATTCAACCTAAAGATAATGGTGATATTCCATTTAGGATTGTGGCACCAACACCAATGAATACCTTTGTGATATACAACGAGAATACAGAAGAACCAATCCTTGCAGTGCAGGAGCTTAAAGATCTTGACGGCAATCATTATAAAATGGCGTTTTCTGAAACAATGTCATTCAGAATAGAAAATAGCAATGTTGTTGAAACAAAACTTCACACATATGGACAAATACCAATTGTTGAGTTTCCGAACAATCACGAAAGAATATCAGATATTGAACTTGTTATTGGAATGCTTGATGCGATTAACAATATGCAGTCTAATCGTGTAGATGGAATCCAGCAATTCGTGGAATATTTTGTAAAGTTTGTCAACTGCCAGATTGATGAAGAAACATTTTCAAAAATGAAAGAAAGTCATGCATTAGTTGTTACATCAACAAATAAAGATAACAAAGCTGATGTTGAAATTATGACACAGGAACTCGACCAGACACAGTGTCAGGTAGCTAAAGAAGATATGTGGAATAACACATTATCCATTTTAGCTATTCCAAACAAACAGGGAAATACAGGCGGAGATACTCAAGGGGCGGTTGAGCTTAGAAACGGATGGGACTTCTCTAAAACAAGAGCAAAGTTAAAAGACCCGGTTGTTAAAACGGCGGAAAAAAGACTTGCAATGGTGGTTCTTAATGTATTAAGACTTGCCGGCAAAGACTTGAAACTGTCAATTAGGGATTTTGATGTGCAGATTAATCACAGTCCGCAGGATAACATGTACACCAAAGCACAGACACTTACAGTATTGTTACAAAGTGGAATACATCCTCTTGTAGCAATAAAAACAGTAGGATTATGGGGAGATGCGGAAAAGACATTTTTATTATCAAAACCATACATTGACAATATATACAAAACTATTGATGATGCAGAAGAACAAGAATCTAAGGCAAAAGAAATAGTAAAGAACATAAACAGTAACAAAGCGGTAGTTGAATAATGCTACCGCTTATTTAATTGATATGAATAAGATAGATGAACTGAACATAATTGAATACGAAGATTATTTCGGTGAAATGGAAATATCAGACCAGGAGAAGAAAGACAGAATAAACCTTGCTAAAAAATTCGAAAGAGCTTTTGAAAGACTGTTTGAAATGATTAAGGACAGCACAAGGGAAGAATGTTATGAGAACATAGATAATGCGTATTGCGAAATTGCAACAGATTATATGGGTAAGAAAATAACACCTGCCTATATAGTTTCTTATGCCGCATACATAACAATGGAAATAATAGATACAACCTTGGAAAATGTCCAATATGAATACTATACCTCTATTGCACGATTGCTAAATATATCAGCAAATGAAGCAAACACGATAGGAAATTACAGGCTTCAAACAAAGATGATAAGTAAAGGGTATAAATTCAAAACTTGGAAGACAATGAAAGATAAATATGTTAGGCATACACATGTTGACGTTGACGATAAGAAAATCAACATTTTTGAACCGTTCAAAGTCGGAAATTCGGAATTAATGTTTCCAAAAGATATGTCGCTTGGAGCAAGTGCAAATGAGATAGTGAATTGCAGATGCTCAATTATGTACACGAAGAATTAAGGCAGCCATTTATGGTTGCCTTTTTCTATATAAAAAAGCAGCTATGCGAAAAATAGCAGATAACTCGGCAGGAGCAACCTGCGAAATCAAAAGCGTGAGTTAAACGGAGGTAATTATGACAAGAGAACAGGTATTGAAGTTGTTTCCAGATGCAACAGATGAGCAGATCACAGGATTGTTAAATCAGACAAATTCAGAAGTTGCAAGGGAAAAAGAAAAAAACAAGGCATACAAGGAAAAAGCCGACAATGCAGATGAGCTGCAGAAAAAACTGGATGAGTTAGAAGCAGGTAATCTTTCTGAAATTGAAAAAGCCAATAAGGCTTTAGAAGCTGCAAATAGTCAGATTGCAAAGTTGCAGAAAGAAAATGCAGTAAGAGATCAGAGAGAATCAGCAATGACTAATTTCAAGATTACCGCAGATCAGGCAAAAGCAATTGTTAAGGATGATGGAAGTCTTGATTACACAGAGCTTGGCAAGATTATGTCCGAAAAAGAGACCGCCGCCGCACAGGCAAAAGAACAGGAAATAGCAAAGAATCAGGCGATTCCTGGTGGAGGCACCGCAAACAATGGCGGTAAAGGAAAAACAGAAGTTGAAAAAACTGCTGAAATTATTGGAAAGACATTATCCGGTTCAAACGAATCGGCAAAGTCTATTGTAGACAGTTATTTATAGGAGGTTAAAAACATGAAAGTTACTAATACGAGTGTAACAACTCAAAAGGAAATCTTAAAAAGAAGATTAGGTGGAGAGCTTTTTGAAGAAATCACCCTTGATTCAACGGCATTTACAGATGGGGTATGCAAGGCCGGAAGCCCAATTGACAAAGATGGAAAATTTGTAAACGGAAGAACTACTTCTGGTGGAGCAGTTTCTACAGACGATGGAGATGCAGTTGGGATTCTTTTAAACGATGTTTATGAGGAAAACCCAAATGGAACTATTGTAAAGGCGTTTGCTTGCGTAAATGAATCAAATGCAAACACAAATGCGGGCATCACAATTGCAACCGCTGTTAAGACTGCACTTTCGTTAATTGTGTTTGAATAGGAGGTAAAACAATGAATATTAGAGATGCATTTTCAGCTAAAGCAATTGCACTGGTTAATACAGAAGCTGCAAGTAATGAACAGGAATATTTAGGAGCGGGATTATTCCCTGCAAAAAAGAAGATGGGACTTGATCTTAAGTGGATTAAGACTTCAAAGGGACTTCCTGTTTCGCTTGCTCCATCAACTTTTGATGCAGTGTCTACATTAAGAAGCAGAGAAGGATTTGTTATCACAGAAACAGAAATGGCATTCTTCCGTGAATCAATGATTATTAAAGAAGCTGACGAGCAGGAAATCATGAGGGTGACAGATGCATCAGACCCATATGCGGCAGATGTATTAAGCAGAATTTATGATGATGCAAATACACTGATTTCTGGTGCCGCAGTTGTTCCGGAAAGAATGATTATGCAGTTGCTTGCACCCGCAGATGGACACCCAAAGATTTCTATTCAGGCAAACGGAGCAACTTATGCTTACAATTATGACCCGGACAATACATACAGCACAAACAACTTTTCTGAATTGAGTGGTTCAACCGACAAGTGGTCAGATGCAACCAATTCCGATCCACTTGGTGATGTTTCCAAGGCGTTAGATGCAGTAGAAGCAAATACCGGAGAACGTCCTACGATTATGATTATCTCACGTAAGACAATGGACTACTTAAAGCAGAATGCAAAGATAAAAAATGCAATTCTGGCGCAGAACACAAGTGCAACGGTGTTCATGAACGATAATCGTGTCAAGGAAGTGTTCTCTAACGAACTTGGAGTAAATATTATTGTTTATACCAAGCAGTATAAGAATGAAGCCGGAACTGTTGCTAAATTCTATCCGGATGGTTTTGCAACATTAATCCCTAATGGACAGCTTGGAAATACATGGTATGGAACTACTCCAGAGGAAAGAACATTGATGGGAAGCGGAACAGCAGATGTTTCCATCGTAAACACAGGAGTTGCAGTAGCAGTAACAGTAACCAATGATCCGGTACACACAAAGACAACTGTTTCAGAAATTGTACTTCCTTCATACGAAGGAATGGATAGCACCTATGTAATTAAGTGCTACTAGGAGGTGCAGAACCATGAAATATGACCACAGTGTTAAATATAATGGTCGATGGTATGAACCGTGGGAAGAAATTGACGAGGGGGCGGGCAACACCGCTCCTTTGCCGTTTGAACCGCAGAATAAGAAATATACCAAAACCGAAATCAATGTAATGCCTAAGTCGGATTTAATAAACCTTGCCATTGAAGAAGGAATTGCAGAAGCGGAAGGATTAAATGGTTCAGAATTAAAGAAACTGTTGATTGAGAAGTTTGGATTATAGGAGACCGTATGTATACAACCTTAGAACAAGTTAAGATTAGATTAGGTCAATTTCATATTGAACAGTCAGAAGATGGTTCGGACAAGGTTGTATTTGACCATCCGGAAGAAAATCCACTGATTGAACAATTAATAGAACAAGCCACGCAAGATGTAATAAGCAAACGGATATACCCGGAAAGTTATACACAAGAGCAAATAGATAATGATTTGAAAAAGCTGAATAGCGTCGTTGTCAACCTTGCAGTGTATGACTATTCACAGGCAGGAGAATCTTATATGAAATCGTATTCAGAAAACGGAATAAGCCGAAACTGGAAAGACCGTGACGATTTGTTTGTTGGGGTATATCCATTTGTAAAGATGTTATAGAAGATTGTGCGTTGCCATTATGGTAGCAGGCGGCACACTTTAAGGGTGGTGGGCGGTGTGCCATTATTAAACTTGAAAGGCGGTATATAAATGCCAATAGCAGTAATTATAAGCATTATTTCAGTTGCTTTTTCCGTCTTTTTCGGACTGTTTACTTTGTTCTTTAACTTAAAGAACAATAAGAAGTCCGACAATTCAGAACTTGCAGAACGTGTACGAGAAAATACACGAATAAATATGAAGCTTGATACAATATCTAGCAATACAACAGAGATTAAGAACGAAGTAACAGAAATGAGAAAAGAGCTTAATTCTCATGACAATCGTATTGTAAAAGTTGAAGAGAGTGTAAAGTCAGCACACCACCGTATAGACGGATTGGAAGCGCGACTTAATGAAGATAAGGAGGTGTAGCAAATGGAGATTATGCAGACATTAATCGCAAACATGACGATTATATTGGCAGTTATCGGAGCATTAGCCTTTATAGTATCTGTTATTACACAGGTGATTAAAGGAATTGGAATATTCAACAAAGTGCCTACGGACGTTTTGGTATTCGTACTTTCAATCGGAATTACTGTTATTGCATTTATCGCATATATGCAGTATATCCAGATGGCCATATTGTGGTATATGATTCTTGCTTCCGTTATTGCAGGATTTGTTGTTGCGTTTGTTGCAATGTATGGATGGGAAAAGTTATCCGAGTTATGGAAACGTTTTGGCAAGGATGTGAAGTAATATGCTTCGCATTAATAAGCAAAAAATGAAGTATTCATTGCAGGGTAAAAGAATAGAAGTATACGAAAGAGATCAGGATGGGAATATTAAGTTTTATGAATCTGATAGTGGAGAAAAAATACCGCTTATAAAAAAGGAAGTTGTTGGTTTTAGCGAGCCAACAATTTTTTATGCCAACATAAGCAATAAATTGTCAGAGGTTCTGGCAAAACAGTTTGGCATAGACGATTCAACAAACTATGCACAGATCATTACCGACAAAGGGGCTTTGCCGATTAAAGCCGGTGATCTGATATGGAAAAAATCGGATGTTAAGTATGATGAAGATGGCATTGTTGATTCAACGTCTGCTGATTATACCGTCATGGGTGTTGCAGATGAAGGGTTAACAGTGGATTTGTTTTTGCTTAAGCGGAATGTTATTGATTCGGAGCAGGTGAGTTAAGATGCCAGAAACAATTAATCTTGATTGCCTATCTAAAAGCAGTGTAAAACGTGCCATAAGGCAATTAAAGGCATACAAAAGCGAATTAACGTATAAATGTCAGAAACTTGCGGAAAGCCTTGCAGAAAAGGGCGTAGAAATCGCCAAGGCAGAAATCATAAGTCTCGATGCTGTTTTTACCAGTGAACTTCTGGAAAGCATACATTCCGAAGAAAGGGGCAGTGGGGTATGGGTGGTAATAGCAGATTCCAAACACGCAATATTTGTTGAATTAGGAACTGGAATTGTTGGAAAGGAATCACCATATCCATATGAGTTTCCGGACGGTGTTTCGTGGGATTATAACTCTGGAAGCACAATTCGTCAGGCGATGGAAGATATTGTCATTCACGGCAGTACGTTTGTAAAAGCTGGCGAATATTACTGGACCTACATTGGCGAGGATGGAAAGTTGCATATCACAAAAGGCATGCCGAGCCGACCATTCATGCACAATACAGCAAATGAATTAAAAAAGATAATTGTTGAAACGGCGGAAGAGGTGTTTAAGTATGGATAATATGTGGGCGTATGACATTGAAATGTCAGTTTATTCAATTGTTAAAGCAATAGCACAACCGAAGCTGATTGAAAAATATCCAAAGATATACTTCACGCAAAAAAGCAAGTCAACAAAAACACCAACATTTCCAACGGTATATATTCATCTTCTTCCGCCAACGGAAGAGGGAAAAACGATTGACGGTCAATCAATAAACGCATTGTCGGTAACGTTTCAAGTAGATGTAACAACTAACAAAGACGAATCAGAAGCAAGATATGTAATGTCCGTAGTTTCAGAAGTATTCAAGAAATTACGGTTTGGAATTAAAGGATTTCCATCACTGGAATTTGGAGATACAAACAAAAGCACCGCAAGGTTTCAAAGAATTATAGGTGCGAATGAAAAGTTAGTGTAAATAAAAGTTTAAGAGAGCCAAAAGGCTCTTATTTTTTTAAAAATAGGAGGTAGAAAACATGGTAGCAGGGATTAGTACACTCGGTATCACTTTAGGATATGGAGTAGAAGAAACGGCCGGAACAAAGCCGACAACTTTTAACCAGTTAAATCGTATTAATGCAATTGGCGGAATTACAATTGACCCGGAACAGATTGATGCATCTGCATTGGAAGACGATGTTACACGTTACGTTAAGGGACGTGCAGATACAGGTGGAACATGGACGGTAACAGTAAACTACACTGATGAAACAGCCAAGGAGTGGGAAGACCTTATTACTGCATATAAGGCATTGACTGGCGGAAAGAGAATGTGGTTTGAGGTAGTTTCAAAAGACCTTACAAAAGGATTCTTTGTTATTGCACAGCCGCCGGAAAGTATTCCTATGCCGGAAGTCGGTCAGAATGAGCTTTTGACTATCGAGATGAACTTGACTATTGAAGAGTACAAGGGAACTGATACAAAGATTGCACTGACACCGGGGGAATAAATAGCCAGTCCGTTAAGGACAATAGCAAGGCTGTTGCGACTGGCTATAATGAAGAAACAGCCGAGCCAGAACTTTATTAACTAAGTAAGAAAGGGCGGTCTTCGGACTGCCCCTTTCCTATACATCTTGTATAGGAGGAAAGGTAAAAGGTATAAACATGAGAACATTTAAGATTAATGGTAAAACATACACTGCTAAGAAATTTGGGTACAATACATTGTGCGACTTAGAGGATATGGGAGTATCGCTTGAAAAGATGGTTCAAAAGCCTATGTCAGCAGTAAGAGCATATTTTGCATTGCATCTTGAAAACAATCAGGAATTAGCAGGTGAAGAAATCGAAAATCATATTATTGCCGGCGGTACGTTTGAAGACCTCATTGACGTAATGAACGCAGAAATGGAAGATTCCGGTTTTTTTCGCGCACTCAACAACGAGACAACGGAAGAGAATGCAGCAGAGAATACGGAGAAAGTTGCAGAGAAGAAAAGAAATGCAAAAGCTTAAGACAATGGATTCATGAAGAACTGTATCCAAAGGCATACAAGATGGGAATTTCATGGGAAACATTTTGGAATCTTACTTGTGCAGAATTTAATTCGATAGCCAAAGGATACTTGGAAAAGAAAAAAGAAGAAGATTACAGAGATTGGTTAAATGGACACTATATGATGTCGGCAATAGCTTGTGCATTAAATTCAAAAAACAAATATTATAAAAAGCCAATTCCTGAATTGATAGAAGAAGAGCAATCGGAAGAGAGCAGAAAGAAAAAAGCAGAATTGTTCTTTGCACAACTAAAAGTTATGCAGTCCAATTTTGAACTTAATAAGAAGAAAAACAATGGCGGTACGGACTAACGTTTGTACCGTCTTTTTTAATATTATGAAAGTAGGTGTAAGGCAATGGCGGAAACAGATAGCTTGGAGATTAAAATTAAAGCGGAAGCAGAGAAAGCGGAAGAAGCACTAGATAGACTTGCTCAAAAACTTGAAATTATAGTCTCTAAGCTTGGAAGCACCGAAAGAAAAACAAAGGATATAGGCGGAGTTAAACAGGCAAGTAAAGAATCTAAAAGTGCATTAGACGATTTGTCTAACAATGCAAAGAAAGCAATGAAGAACGTGGAAAATGCCACCAAAAAAGCAGAAGAATCATTGCAAGAAATGCAAGACAGAATCATGAAAAGTGCAAGAGAAACAGTCCAAGTAAAAGTAGATTTAAAAAGACCAGAGTTAGAAACAAAAAAATGGACTGAACGGCTTACAACGGCTCAAAATGAGTTGAATGCAATATTGGCAAGTAGCAATGCATTATCTCAAAGCAGAGGTATTGAACGATATTCAATTAGAATTGCACAGGCAGAAAAAGCTCTTCGTTTATTATCAGATGCAGAAAATAAGAGAAATGAAAACAGAAAAAATGACTTTGCGAAACAATGGGAAGAAATACAGGAAAACCATAGCAAAAGTGAGTTAAAAGAATCAGGAAAAGACCTTCAATATTACAAAGACCAATTGAATTGGTATGATGCAAATATCACTGATTCAGAAACAAAGGGATATTATAATTTTGGACTTCTGCAGGCTTTTGAACAACTAAAAGAGAAGTTTCCAGAAGCAAAAGATACAATAAAAGATTATGAACAGTTAATAAAAGAAATTCAAGATACGATTACGGACATACCGTTTGAAGACCCATCCGAAAGCTTTAAAGAATACATGGATAAACTTGACGATGCTCAAAAACCAAAAGAAACTATAAAGCCAAGAACTTATGTATCGCCAGAAATAGAAAACGGTCAAAAATTTACGGATGATTATAAAAATCTTCAATTGCAAATAGAAAAAACGTCTGCATCCTTAGATAAATTGTTTTTGAAAAAACAAAGATTTGAAGATACAGGTGTTGATAAAGAATCTCAAAAGTACAAAGATTTAGAGTGGAATATAAATCATGTAACAGAGGGGTACAATAAGCTTGTCGATTCAGCAATCGACATGGAAGAATCAGGAACGGCAATTGAAAACATGGAGCAAAAGGCTTCTGGATTTTCAGATAGTTTACTAAAAGCAAGTGAAATTGGGAAAACTCTTGCAAATGTATTGAGGGGAATGGGATTCAGTCAGACTGCATCAAGAGTACAATCAGCAAGCCAAAACCTTACAAATATGGCAAGTGGAATGACAGAGGTTGCCACCACATCAGAAACGGCCGGCACTGCAATGGCTGGACTTCAAACTGCAATACCAGTGATTGGACTTGTGTTAGCCGGTGTAACCATGCTTATAAATGGATTGCGAAAAGTAGCAAACGTGATAAGCACAATGGTTAGAAATGTAGTCAACTTTTTCAAGAAGATGGCTGATGGTCTTACGAACTTAATCAAAAAAATATTCGATTTTGGAAAGTCTGGAACCAAATCATCAAACAAACTTATTCGTGGCATTCAGCGAATATTTATGGCTTTGGCAAGCAGGCTTCGTTCAATGGCAGTTACGGCAGTTACAGATAGCATGAGTGATAGTTTTGAAAATCTTCAAAAGCACTCAAAAAGACTTGAAGAACAAATGACCAAACTTAAGGTAACATTGCAACTGATCGGAGGTCAGTTTGTAGCTGCATTTGAACCTGTACTGAATTACGTGTTGCCTGCGGTTAATGCGTTAGCAAATGGAATACTATTTGCCGTCAATGCGTTATCGCAATTAATTGCAGCATTATCTGGACAAAACACATACATTAAAGCTACTGCAAACATGGACGCATTTAAGGATTCTGCAAGTGGTGCATCAAAAGCTCAAAAAGATTTGAACAAACAGTTACAGAGTTTTGATGAATTAAACAACATCACAACTAATGACGGAAGCAAAGGCGGTAGCGGAAGCGGAAATAAAGACAACAAGGGAACGAATTATGAAGATGCTGATATTCCAGAAAACATTAAGAAACTTTCAGAAAAGATAAAGGAAGCATGGGAAAACGCTGATTTTGCCGGAATAGGACGCATAATAGGAGATAATCTTTCGTCTGCACTTGATAGCATTGATTGGTCTGAAATACAGGAAAAAGCAAAGAAGATTGGTAAATCATTAGGCACATTGATTACTGGATTTGTAGAAACTCCTGACCTTGCAAACAAAATAGGAAATACAATTGCACAGGCAGTTAATACCGTTTCTTATGGCATCGGAGAATTTTTGAAAAATACAAATTTTGAAAGCGTAGGTAAGTTTGTAGGAGAATCAATTAAGTCTGCTTTGGATGGAATAAATTGGAGTGTGGTTATTTCTAACGGAAAATCACTTGGTGAGAGCCTTGCTGATTTTCTTAACGGATTATTTGACACCAATACATTTGCGTCTGTAACAAAGACTGTTGCAAAATTGCTTAATACCGCATTTGCATTTCTCAATGGATTTGGAGATACTTTTGATTTCGATGGATTCGCAGATTCAATTATAAGAGGTATTAACAATGGACTTAATACCCTTGATGTAGATTCGTTTAAGGATGGTGCAGAGAAAGTCGCAAAGGGACTTGGAAAAGCAATTAATAAGCTTTTTACTGACAAGGAAACATGGGCAAGAACAATTGGAACAGGAGCTGACCTTGTAAATGGACTTGTTAGCGCAATAGATGATTTTCTGTCAGAAATCGACTGGGCTTCTGTATCGGCTACCCTATTTAATTCGATAACGGTCTTTATCAAAGAAGTGGATTGGAAGAGTGTTGGAAAAACATTTGCTGACCTGTTGTGGGGAGCAATCATGACGTTTAAGACAACCATTGATAATCCGCTTGTTTGGGCAGAGCTTGCATATGCACTTAAAAACGCAATAATCGCAATGTTAAACACTCTAGGCGAAGATATAAAAAAGGTATGGACTGATTTTTGGAATAATCTTTTTGGTGAAGATGTTGATATTAAAGACAACAAAAACAAAATCAAGATTGATGTTGACAAACCGGATATAAAGTCTACGATTATCGGAGCATGGGGAGAAGCTTCTTCTTGGATTAAAACAAATGTTAAAGTTAATCCAACTGTAAATGTTCCAGATATAAAATCCAGAATCGTTACTGCATGGGGAAAAGCTAGGGAGTACATTAAAAAAGCGATTAAATTTACACCTGTTGTAAATATTCCGGATATAGCCAACAGATTGTGGCATGGATGGAAAACCGCTAAAGAGTGGTGGGCGAAGAATGTAAACTTTACTCCAAAAATATCACTTGAACGTGGCGATGATACAATTGCAAATAAATTGTGGCTAGCGTGGGAAGCGGCGAAATCATGGTGGAGAAGAAATGTCTCTACTTTAATACCTAATATTGGAGTGCCGGACATACTTGGAAGAATCCGGCAGGCATGGAATAATGCCATGGGATGGATTCAGCAGAATCTTATACTTAGATTCCATGTTGAATTTTCAACACCTGCAAACATCATACAACGTGCGGTTGTAAGAGCGTTCGGATTAAGCGGATGGCCTAAACTTCGGTTTTATAAAAACGGCGGATTCCCAGATATGGGTGATTTATTTGTAGCGAACGAAGCAGGCCCGGAGCTTGTAGGAACGGTAAACGGAAAGAGTGCAGTAGCGTCAAACAATGAGATTACAGGTATTCGAGATGCAATATACGATTCAAGCAGGCAGGAGCTTGCAATGCTTCGTAGACAGAATGATTTGCTCATGCAGATTGTCCAAAAAGAGTTTGGAATTACTGACAGTGATATATTTGATTCTGTAAGACGTTCAAATCGACAGTATTACAACAGAACAGGTAACAATGCGTTATTGATTTAAGATTAAGGAGAGGATAAAACCTCTCCTTTTTATGAGGTTAAAAATATGGAATATAACGGATATTTAATTAAAGTTGGAAATTATAAAATACCACTATCCATGATAGCTGCAGAAAGCTATTCTGCAACAAATTACGGACAAGATTTGGATTCTTACAGAGATACAGATGGCGGACTGCACAGAACGGCATTAGCAAAACAGGCACCTAAAGTTGAATTTGAAACTAGAAATATGCTTGATGATCGTCAGATGAGTGAGATTATGCTGAATATCAGAAATAACTATATAGATTCAGTAGAAAAGAAAGCAAGTGTAGAAGTCTATGTGCCGGAACTAGATAAGTACGTCACAAGTGACATGTACATGGCTGATTTTAGTCCGCAGATGTACTTCGCGGATGAAAATAAAATACAATATCAATCAACAAGAATGGCATGGATAAGTTATGGGGTGAATACATTATCATGATTAATATAAGTAATGAATTAAAAGAGTTGTACAGAAGCGGTAATGGAAGAAAGAAACTGAATATTTCTATATCCGGAAATGAAACAACAATAACAAACAGTAACATAGTTTCAGAAAGCATGAGAATAAAGCAATCGTTGTCCGATGATGAAAACATAAAGTTTGGCTCTTGTAATTCAACCAGTTTTGAAATTACTGTTGCTGAGATTACAGAAGATTTGATTGGTAAAGAGATACAACCAAAATTGTTAGTAGATAGTGATACAACAGAACTTTCACTAGGCTTGTTTACGGTAGAATCTTCAAAGAAAGAAGTAGGAAGACCATTCAGAAAGATTACTGCATATGACAGGATGAAAAAACTATCTGTTGATGTTGGGGAATGGTATAGAAGTTTAGTGTTTCCGGTTACAGTAAAGGATTTAAGAGATGGTTTATGCGGGCATGTGGGGTTGGAGCAGGTAGAAGCAACATTACCATTTGATTCAATGGAAATAAACAAAACCCTAGATGATGATGGAGCGATTAATGGATTAGATTTAATGCAGGGTATTTGTGAGCTAAACGGATGCTTTGGAAACATTTCAAGGGGTGGAAATTTTGAATACGTGTATTTATCAACTGGAGATCCAGTAGATACGTTAAACGGAATATTAAGATCATATCCGCAGTGTGAAGACTATAATACTTCTGCCATTGATGGAGTTACAATTAAGTTTACAGACAGTGATATTGTATATCAGTCTACAAGCCATACAAATCCATATATTATTACAGACAATTATCTTATTGCAGACAAAACCGAAGCGGAATTAATAAGCATTGCAAATACGATTGCAGGAAAAATTAACGGAATATCATACAGACCCGCAACTATTGAATCAGTTGGCCAGCCATATTTTGACTTAGGAGATAAGGTCTCTTTTAATGATGAATCTGGAAATTTGGATACAACTTATATATTAAAAAGAGAAATCAACGGCATACAAGCATTAACTGATTCCATAGAAGCAAGTGGAGAAGAGTATATCCAGCAGGACGTAAACAGTGTTATTGGTCAGTTGGCAAAACTTAATTCAGACAATGGAAGATTGAAAATCAAAATTGCAAAAACCGAAGAGGGACTAAAGCTAAAAGTATCCAAAGGAGAAGTAAGTTCTCAACTATCATTAGAAACAGAACAGATAACACTAACAGGAAATCGTGTAGTAATTGATTCTGACAAATGGAAGGTTGATGCAGATGGAAAACAAACATGCACTGATTTAACAATTGTTGGAGGTTCAATAAAAAGTAATGATGTCATTATTGACGGAGGCCTAAAGCTTAGATTGCCGTGGGAAATAGTTGGGAGTGCAACTGACCCTTGGGAATATATAACGGCACTAGCACTGACTGGAAATCAAGGACAAGGTACGGATAAATTAGAACTTAATTATAGAAATAACGATAATATTTTTTATTATTCAGAAAACGAAATATCAATAATTGCTGGGAAAATTTATCCGAATACTTTGCATATAAACAAGGCAACCGTAATCGAAAATGGACTTTGGGTTCATGGGTCAATGAATATTGGAGACTTAGATGCTTCAAATTTTTCTTCGACCGATATAACCAATAAGACAAACATTGAAACCGGAGCAATAACTTTGAATAAAAGATACAATTCAGCAACAATAACCTGCATTGTATCAAAAATTGCACAAGAACTTGGCACATCTGCTGGATATGCACTTGTTGGAACGCTTCCTGACGATAGCAAGCCATTATATCGGATTATTGATTATCATAGATTTAATGGAATTTATATCGGTCAAATTGTTATAGAAACAACAGGAGAAGTCAAGATAGGATACACTAAGAAAAATGATGGAACCGCTGCTAACATGCCGGCAACAAGTATGTATTGGACATTTACTTATACAATTTAAGGAGATGATACTATGAGTAATAGTAAATTAATTAGTTATATATTGTTAAGTCCATATCATTATAACGGAAGAACGCACACAATAGACACGATTACAATTCACTGCATGGCAGGCGATTTAACTGTGGAACAGTGCGGAAATGTATTCCAAAACCGAGAAGCGTCTTCAAATTACGGAATCGGTTCTGACGGAAGAATTGCAATGTATGTTGAAGAATGTAACGGTTCTTGGTGTAGCTCTAATAAGTCAAATGACATGAGGGCAGTTACAATTGAAGTAGCAAATGATGGTGGGGAATCTACCGGATGGCACGTATCTGAAAAGGCTATGAAGGCATTAATTGAATTGTGTACAGATATTTGTACTAGAAACGGAATTGATAGCCTTAAATGGCAAGCAGATAGGTCTCTAATAGGTCAAATAGATAAGCAGAACATGACGGTTCATAGATGGTTTGCAAATAAAGCTTGTCCTGGGGAATACTTATACAGTAAGCATTTTTATATTGCGGAAGAAGTAAATAAAAGACTACATCCGGTAGAAGAAAAGAAAGGGGATTTTTATAATATGAACGATGGTCAAAAAATAGTTTTTGTTAAAACGTTGTATGCAACATACCTTGGAAGAGTGGCAGATGATGGTGGACTTAATTACTGGAAAAATAAGCTGACAGATGATGCAAGTTTGGTAGAAATTGAAAATGAATTTGCAAAGTCAGATGAAGCACGAAAGTATGCGGTAAAATGTGCATATAAAAATGTGTTTAACAGAAATGCAGATAGCAAAGGCCTTGAATTTTGGACTGAATGGCTAAAGTCACACTTAATTGCAGAGCTTTATGAGCAGTTTACGAAAATGAAAAAGAACGGAGCTAAGTAATATTAAAGGCAGAGGGTTTATCCTCTGCCTGTTTTTTTATTGCATATTGAATACCACAACTTCGTTTGTAAATAATTCGTTTGGCATATATTCAATTGTTATATGTTCGCTTCCTTCCGGAACTTCAAAAATTAAATGACCAGTTTTTGTTTTCCCGGTTGACAGATCAGCATCACTGAAATCACAGTCAGAAGGAAGGTTAAAGAGATCACCAGCTTGATTATCGCCATAGAAATTAAAATCATACTGGCTTATATAAATAGGACTTTCGCTATTGTTCGTTACAGTTAATGTAACAATATAATACACAAGTCCATCCTGCGGATAGTCCGGATAATCATAAGGCTTAAAATCTGAAAATGTAAATTGTTCGCCATAATAATCAAAAGTTTCATTAAGTTCATATATATTATCATCTGTTGCACTATCCGAGGTTTCAGAATTAGATGAATTAGATTCTGATGCTAAATCAGAAGTGCTACTTGAAGAATAGTTAGAATCTTCGTTTATTGCATCTGCAACAGAATTAATCAATGCTCCGCCAAAACTCAAAGACAATATAGATATTATGATTGCAAGGACGGATGTAACAATGCCCGCAATACTCATTCCCTTGATTTGACCTTTTGCTAATGCGACAATTGATAAAATCAAACCGATAATACCAATAAAACCTCCGCCACAAACACTTACGAGCAATGAAATAATGCCTAAAACCATTCCCGCAATTGCAAGACCTTTACCTTTTTTCTCTTCCATAATTCTCTCCTTATCTTATTCCCCATGTTAAATCCGGATTCAAAAATCCGACAATGTATCCTATATTATCATCAATCTTGGTATCTGGTATTTTTATCCTAGACACCAAAGATAAGTATTCGTTTTCTTTTCGCGACTTCTCGACAATATAAATGCCACCATTGCTTGTCACAACACATCTTTCACCTTTTTCTGCATTCCTGTCTGATGCAATAAGAATAATCTCACCCTCTTGATAATATGGCATATAATTTTCTGATGGTATCTTAAGACCTATATATGCTCTTATTCTTGAATAAATAGGCAAATTTGATATACACATAGGCTCAACAACATTGGTTGTCTGAATAACACCATTCTCATATCTAGGTATTAAAACCGATATATACTCATCCTTATTTGCTATATCCGAATATATTCTATTCTGATGCCTTATAAAGTATCTTATCAAGTATAAGCTATGCTCCGGAAGCCCCCTGCATATTCGTACAGATTCACGCATCTTGGAATCCATTGTTGGGGAACCGACTAATTCATCTACTGTAACTCCAAATGCTTTAGCAAGTGCAATTGCAGTACCCAACATTACATCCTTAGAATCCTTGTACAGTACATTGGATATTGTTGAAACTGATAGACCAGATCTTTCAGATATATCATTCAACGTAATTCCCTTATCTTCGACATATAAATCAATATTATGCCTTAATGCGTCCATGTAGTTTTTCTCTGTGGATAATTTTGTAGATAATTTTTTTAGTTTTTCTTCTTCAATCGTATAGAATCCCCTCCCAGTTTGTATTACAATAGAATCACCGTAAGAATTACGGTGACAAGTTCTGGCGAGAGTGGTGTTAATTGGCGTTGGCACCACTCTCTATGCATCACATGGTAGCATTAAATTCTATTTTTGTCAAGTTGACAGGGGGAATTGACATTGACAAACATTTGTTCTATAATAAGACTATTGCTACCGAAGGATATTGGGAGGGTAAAATGGAAGAGTACAGAAAGAAGATTTGCAACCTTATAAACAAAACAGATGACACATGGATATTAAAACAGATATGGTTATTTGTGATAAATATGACAAAAGAGGGGAGATAATCCCCTCTTTTTAATTGCTTAATAACTTCTTTGCTATTTCTTCCAAGTGTTCCCAGTCTTTTGAATCAAGCTTAATTAATGCATCAATAAACTTCTTCTTAAAGTTATCATCATCAAGCATCATAACTTCATTTGCAAAAGCACCGATTTCTTGATTTCTAGTCCTTGAATTAAACATTTCACCGTTTCCGGTACGCAACCACTCTTCATTGATATTACATTTTTGACAAATCAACTGTACAACTGCATCTGATGGCATTCTGCGTCCTGCTTCATAACTTGACAGATTTGATTTTGATATTCCTAAAAATTCTGCAAAATCGTCTTGCGTCTTCCAAGCTTGGTTGGTTTTTCTTATTTCTTTTAATCTATCCTTCATTAGTCACACCTCCTTTACAAAACATATTATAAATGAAAAGTAGAAAAAAATCAACAATATAATTGTACAAAGTACAAAAATAACGCTTGACATATTATGTACTATGTAATATATTAAGAATGTACAAAGTACAAAGAAAGGGGTGAGTATATGAGCGAAAAGGAAAAAGAAATCATTAAGAAACTGTCAGAAACAGTATCAAACCTTGATGATAATAAGAAAAATTACATTCTTGGTGTTGCTGACGGAATGGCAATGGCAAAGGGAAGCAGTAGCAATGAAGAAGGAAAGGAGTAGGGCATGAACGAAGTACAGATTTTCAACAATGAAGAGTTTGGGGAAATCCGAACCATTACTAAAGACAATGAGCCTATGTTTTGCTTAGCTGATGTATGCAGAATATTAGAAATTAAGAATGTTTCTGATTGCAAAAGCAGATTAAGACAAAAGGGGGTAGTTACTACCGATACCCTTACGAATGGCGGTAAACAGAAGATGGTTTTTATTGATGAGAGTAATCTTTACAAGACAATCTTTCAGAGCCGTAAGGACAGTGCAGAAAGATTTACAGACTGGGTGACATCCGAGGTTCTTCCATCAATTAGAAAGACTGGTGGATACAACAAGCCAATGACAACTGCAGAGCAGATTAAGTTGCTGGCACAGGGAAATACAGAGTTGTCAGAACGTATGGACAGGCTTGAAAATGATATGCCACTTTACGGATGCGAGATTGACGAGATTCAGTCTCACGTAAAGAGAAAGGCGGTAAACATCCTTGGTGGAAAGCAGAGTAACGCTTACAAGGATGCAAGCACGAGAAACAAGGTGTTCGCTGATATGTGGAATCAGTTGAAACGTGAATATGGTTGCGTTTCGACTTATAAAAGCATTAAGCGGAAATACATTGCAGATGTTCACGATTTCATAGATTGCTATGAGCTTCCGAGAATCCTTGAAGAAGAAGTGCATGATTGCAATGCACAGATAAGAATGGAGTTAAGGGATTGATAAAAGAAAGAGTAGTATTTATTGGAATTGTAGCGGTTATGGTTGCTACTGCAATTGTATGTAAGACAACTGAACCAAGACAGGAAATACAGATTGAAGAAGTAAATGCAGATCCTGTACCTGTTGAAGTAGAGGTCAAAGAAGTAGAGGTTGTGGAACAGGCAAGCACGGAAGAAACGGTTTACAGAATCCTTTTAAATAAGGAAGAAAGAGAATTGTTATGTAGGGCCGTGTATTGCGAAGCTGGAAATCAGAGTATTGAAGCACAAGAAATGGTAGCACTGACGATTCTTAATCGGCTTGAAAGTGATAAATTTCCGGATACGTTACATGATGTTATATACCAGAAAAACCAATATGAGGTAACCACATGGAGCGGATTTGAAAACTATGGATGGACAGAACAGGTTGAGCAGGCAGTTGAGAATGCCTTGATTGAAAACAGGCACCCATCAGATATGTACTATTTTAGAAATGGTTATTATCACAGTTTTGGGGTTCCGTATATGCAATCTGGTGATCTTTATTTTAACACAGAAGGGAGATAGAAAATGAAACAACCTAAGAAACTAACTAGAAATCAGAAAGAGTGTTTAATGACACACAATCTTAATCCCAAGGAATGGGGATTTGTTTCTGAAACTGATTTCTATTACAAAATTGTCAATAGAAGCACAGGTGCAGTAAGGTCGGTTGATAAATTCGTGAAAGGAGATAAGCGAAAATGTTAGGATGCATAGGTTTTGCTTTAATAATGTTTGGAGCTTGTTTCATGGACGGAGAAAGCATTGCACCTGGAGCAAGCATAATATTGATAGGACTTGTGCTTCTCTTAATGTGCAGGATAAAAGAAAGCACCCATGACCGGAAATCAATGGATGCTTAACAAAAATATAACATAAGGATTATATCACATAACTGGGAGGAAATAAATGGGAATAAATAAGATTAATCAAATTAAAGTGACTGGATATGCGAAGTCTATTCCGGAATATTCTTTCACATCAAAAAAAGGAACAAAATATTATACTTTTGATCTTGCTTCTGTAAGGATTTCAGGTACAGAGGATACGATTCCTGTTCTTGTGAGAGAGGATAGGCTGATTCCTATTGAACTTGGAGACTGCGTAAGCATTGTAGGGGCAGTAACAACTAGAAACTGGCGAAATCATTTGAGTGTAAGAGTTTCTCCGGAAGTTATGACGGTTACTGAACCTGTCGGCTGCGTAAATGAGGTTGAACTTGATGGATATGTTGCAAGACCTCCATATACAAAAGAAATTTGCGAATCTGAGAAAGTAATTACTGACTTCTTGATTGCAATAAATCAAGGAGAAAAATCAGACTATGTTCCGGTTATTTTATGGAACAGACTTGCGAAAATGGCATCCGACTTAGAGTGCGGAAAAAGAATACACATAACAGGAAGATTTCAGTCAAGAGAATATATAAAGCCAAAAGAAGACGGAACACTTCTTGAAAAAGTTGCTTATGAAGTTTCCGGAAGCAAAATTTGGATTTATGGGGAGGGTGAATAAGATGATAGATATTGTGCCGAGTGATGAAGATAAGGACGTGGAAGTAAAGTACAGTGGTAGCTATGAAATACTTGAGCTTGATGTTCTGTACAATGGATTTAAGTACAGAACCATTTTAGGCAAAGGAAAATCATGGTGGATTGCAATACCTAACTGGAGGGTTTCGGAAGAGATTTCCCATCCATCAGACAGCGACTACAACACAACGAAGCTTGCAGGTGTTCTTCCATCTGGAAACATGGCAAGAGCAATTGCAACTGGTGTAGCGAAATATTGGGAGGCGGTATCATGAAAATAAAGAGAATATATGCGAATAATTGCTTTAAGTTTTATGGAAATCATGTACTTGATGCAACCTTTGGTGATGTTACAGAGGTATGCGGAATTAACGAAGCTGGGAAATCAACAATAAAGAAGATTATTCAGTGGATATTAAATTGCCGTGATGAAAACGGCAAGGAAATTACAGGAATAAGACCGCATGATAAAAACGGTAATGACGTTAACTCCGAGGATTGTACGGCATTTATTGAATTGGAGATTGGCGGAACCGTAAAACAGCTTAAAAAGGTGTACAGGCAGAATGTAAACAAGAAAGGAGAAGTTACAGGAAATGTAACAGAATGTTATATCAATGACATTCTTAAGAAAGCCGGAGACTACAAAGAGTTTTTAGAAGAAAACTTTGAGAATCTTTCTTACTGCATCAATGCAATGACGCTTCTTTCAAAAAACGCATCAGATCAGAGAGAAATTCTGAATGGTGTATTTAGCACACATACAGATTCAGATATATGCGATATGGATTCTTCTTTTGAAGAGTTAAAACCTATGTTTGAAGACGGAAGTGTTAAAGAGCTTAAAGATCGTTGCAACAGGGTACTGAATGGTTCAAAGGGCAAAAACGCAACAAAGGGATTAAAGCAGCAGGCAGCAGAATATCAGTCAAGGATTGATGAATTGAACCTGCAAAAAGTAAACATTGATGTTGCGGAGCTTGAACTACAGAGATCCGGATTAAAGAAAGAACTGAACGAAGTTATTGAAAGACAGAAAGATTTATCATCAACAGTTAAAGAGCATGACGGTTTTCTTGATGAAATTATGAAATTGAAGTTTGAAATTTCAGAGATTCAAAACTCTGCCAATGATGAACTTCAAAAACAGAAGAGAGAGCTGATGAATCAGAAGTCTAAAGCGGAACTTGAAAGGTTTGAAATTGCAAACGGAATAGAAAATTGCAAAACGGAGTTATTAAAATACCGGGAGGAAATTGAAAAGAAAAATTCCGAGAGAGAAAGACTTGCAGGGCAGTGGAAGTCGGTAAAGGAAGAATGTTTTGACGAATCTACAACGACTTGCCCTACTTGCCACAGGGAGCTTCCGGGTGAAGAAATACAGAAGTTAAAGGACAACTTTGTATCCGAAAAATTAACTAGGATTTCAAATATTGAAAAGTCTGGAATCGAAATCAAGAAAGAGATTGAGCATTTGCAGGAAAGGCTTGACTGCACAAAAAATATGATTTCGTCAAACGAGGACAGAATGGTTGAAGCGGACAGAAAGTTAAAGGGAATTGAATCAGAAATTTTTCAGTTACCAAGTGTTGCGGATATTTCTTCTGATGAAAAGTATAAGGAATTGTCAGCACGAATAATCAAGCTTGAGGATTCTTTGAAAAATGTATCTGTTTCTGAAATCAATTCAGAATTAAAGGAAAGAGAACTTGATATTAGACAGGAACTTTCTTCTGTTGAAATTAAGATTTCTAAAGCCGAAGGTGATGTTCTGATTGATGAAAGAATTGAGGAGCTTACAAAAGAGTGGAGAGATTGTGAACAGAAAATTGCAGATCAGGAAAGAATCAAAGAGTTGCTTAAAGACTTTGAAAGAAGAAAGAACGAAATCCTCACGGCTGACGTTAATAAATACCTAGACTTCTGCAAAGTGAAAATGTTCAGACCTCTTGTTAATGGAGAGATTGAAGAGTGTTGCGACTTTATCAAAGACGGAGAAAGCTATTCAAGAAATCTTAACCATGGTGCCAGAATGCTTACAGAAATGGATATTTGTATGGCATTTCAGAAAAAGCTTGGAATCAGCATTCCAATCATCATTGATGATGCTGAATCTGTTGACAACTGGAGAATACCAAAGGTTGAGAGCCAGTTAATTTTGTTAAAGCATACACAGGACAAAGAGCTTGTGATTAAGGCGGTGTGATATGAAATTATACTTTTACTTTTTGAATACTTATGGTAGAAACCCTAAAGGTTTATACGTTAAGGAATGTGAAGCAGAAGAGAAGCCCAAGACATACAAGCCTGTTGATAGAGTTTTTCCAAACAACTATAGTACGGTAAGGAAAGATGATGTTGGGCGAATAACTAATTTTAATTGCCTGTTTCTTACAAAACCTAACTTTGAATATGCAAAAGAGGCATTCCGGAACAGGGCTGAAAGAAGAATTGCAGACAAATTGGAAGAAATTGAAAAACTCAAATCTGAATTAAAAATAATAAATGAAAGCGAGGAATAATATGACGAAATTAAGAGTTTGGCATAATTGCCAAGTAGGAGCGGTTAAAAACTTTTATGTAGAAGTTGAAAGTGTTGAACAGGCTTGGAAAATTCTTAATACATTGTGGGATTATGACTTATTTCAGTACAAAAACAACATAAAGCCAAACTATTGTAATGCTTCCGGGCTTGAATATTTTGATGATGAGGAACAGGAATGGTGTGAGTGGTATGACGATAACGGAAACGATATTAGGGAGCATTTTGAGGAATCATAAGAAAGCGAGGAACAAAAATGAGCAAAGCATTAGAAATTGCAAGAGAACTTGTCAAGCAGTTGGAAAAAGCAGAAAAGGATAACAAGGTACAGTTGTCAGAACTGAATCCGGGAGACGTTTTTAAGATTGGTACCCATGACTTTATCGTTCTTAGACATTATGGAAATGCAACAAGGGTAATATCTAAGAATTTTATGGCAGAGGATGTTGTATTTGATGAAAATACTCCTGATTATAACAATTCTAATCTCAAAAAGATTATTGAAAAGGAAATTCAGCCGGTTATTGAAAACGCCGTAGGTAAATACAACATTATCAAAGAAGATATTGCTGTAAAAACTGTTGATAATCAAGATCGTTTTGATTTGATTGAAAGTAAAGTTAGAGTTGCAACTTTTGAAGAAGCAAGACAGTACAATGATTTTATTGTTAATAAAGACCTTGATGATTGGTGGTGGACTTGCACGCCGTGGTCTACTGATGATAGAGGTTGGAAATATCAGATAGCCGTTGTTGCCCCGGCTGGCGGTATCCGCTGCAACGATTGCAATTACGTCAACGGTGTTCGCCCGGTTTGTATCTTAAAATCTAATATCTTTGTATCGAAAGGAGAATAATTATGGCTAATTTAACAATGAAAGTATTACAGGAGCAGATTAATGAATTGAGAAATAAGGTTGCGATTCTTGAAGCAACAAACAAAGTTAGAAAGATTCCGGTAGGATTAGGGATTGGAGACACTTTTGAAATAGCCGGGATTAACTGGAAGATACTTGACATTACAGAAAATGGTTATATGTGTCTTGCTGATAAGTTAGAAGATTCCATGGAATTTGATGAGAGATCCAGTGATTGGGCAGGAAGCCAGTTAAGAGAATATCTCAATACAGAATTTTTTGAAAAGATTTCTGATGAAATTGGAGAAGAAAACATTATTACGTTTAACCGTGATTTGACTTCTCTTGATGGACAGACGGAATACGGAGAATGCGAAGATATGGTATCACTTCTTACTATTGATGAGTATAGGAAATACAGAAAACTTATACCTAATACTAATTTTTATTGGTGGTTGATTTCTCCATGGAGTACACCTTGTAATGACTGGAATAGATCTGTGGCCGTTGTTGCCCCGGCTGGCGTTATCAGCAGCATCAGTTGCAATTACAACTTCGGTGTTCGCCCGGTTTGTATCTTTTCCTCTTTAATCTTTGAATCAGAGGAATAATAAAATGGTAGATACAGAATTAAAAGTAATTCTTAAGGCGAAAGAATTAGCTGAACATACTTTGCGTATAACTTCAAATTGCAACAGATACCCAAAGAAATACAGATTTTCACTGGTAGATAAGATGCAGAATAAAGCACTTGAAATATATGAGTATTTGTATGAAGCAAATAGAACAGATTTGAGATTGTTTCGAAGGGAGAGATCAGAATTGCAGACTAAAGCCATAACGCATTGTGACGAATTGATGTTTTACATTGAACTGTCAATGAAGTTGAACATTATAAATATGCAAAGCATGGAATACTGGTCAAAGATGGTTTCTGATATAAAGCATATGGCTATTGCTTGGAGAACAAAGGACAGGGAAAGGTAAACAAATATAGGTTATACACTGTATAAACCGTTGTTGCCCCGGCTGGCAATATCAACAACAACAATTGCAATAACAACAACGGTGTTCGCCCATTCTGTATCATACAGACAGTAAGAGTAGGCAATAAGCCGAAATCAGTACAAGATACAAAAAAGTGTATGACCTTCCCTAAATGGGTAAATACAAAGGAGTTTTTACATTGGATAAAGATATTATTTGCAGTTATGAAAATCTGTATAAAGCATATAGAAAGGCTAAAGCAGGCAAAGGATTTAATGGCAGCAGTGCAAGATTTCAGACAATGGATCTTGAAGGACTACATCTTTTGAAGGAACAACTTGAAAATCAGACATACCGGATGAATCCGTACAATGAATTTAATGTTTACGAACCAAAGGAAAGAGTGATTAAATCGTGTTCATTCAAAGATAAGGTAATTCAACATTGTTTGTGCGACAATATTTTGCATCCAAGGTTGGCAGATGAGTTTATTAAGTCTAATTATGCAGGGCAGATAGGCAAAGGTACACATTTTGGAATGGATTGTTTGAAAGAACATATGCTTGAATTTTACAGAGAACATGGACTTGATGGTTGGATTCTAAAATGTGATATTACAAAATTTTTCTATCAGATAGATCATGAAGTGTTGAAAGATATTGTTGATTACTATTTTGCAGATGATTATACGAAGTGGCTTAATCACCTATTTATAGACAGTACAGATGGTTTGGGATTACCACTTGGTAATCAGGTGGCACAGGTTTATGCTTTGCTTATGCTGAATGGATTAGATCATTTTATCACAGGTGAGTTAGGAATAAAGCTATACGGTAGATACATGGATGATTTTTACCTAATAGCACCAAGTAAGGAATATTTGAAATGGTGTCTTGATTGCATAAAGCAGTTTGCTGAAAGCCTTGGATTATCACTTAATGGCAAAACACAGATTATACCATTCAAGAACGGAATGTTGTTTACAGGTTTTCATCATTACGTTACCAAAGATGGAAAGTATATAAGAAAATTAAATGGAGTAAATAAAAGAAAAATCCGCAAAAAAATTACGGTGTGGGTGAAGCTTGTCAATTCTGGAAGAATGACAGAGAAAAAATTCTATGAAAAGTATAATGCCTGGAAGAATCACGCATTACATGGAAATTGTATCAAACTATGTTACTCGATGGATTTATATGTGAAAGAATTATTAGAAAGGTAGGAATTACAATGATAAGAATAGACTTTAATAAACTGGAAATTACAGGCCCCAAGCCTATTGTAGAAGCAGAGTTTACGGCACTTTTGAAAAACTGCAAGAGGGTTTTGGGAGAAGAAACTTATGATCGTTGCTTGAAAAATTCTGAACTTACTGACGAACAGATCAGAAAACAGTCAGACGCAGGCCTTAAGAGCTTTGTGAAAACTGTTTTGAAAATGATGGAGGAGGATGAATAATATGGAAGAGAATACGGCAGTTGCAGAAAAGAAAGAAGCTGAAAGCAGAGAGCTTGTAGCAAAAGATTTTACAGAGGGAATGGTTGTAAAAATCAAGCAGAAAGAGAAATTTGGCTTAACATTCCCTAAAGATTACAACTATACAAACGAGCTTATGTCAGCAATGCTTATTTTACAGGACACACAGGATATGAATAAGAAGCCTGTATTACAGAGTTGCACAAGGGCAAGTATTGAAAATGCGCTTATTGAAATGGTAACAGACGGATTATCAATAAGAAAGAAGCAGTGTTACCCAGTTGCTTATGCGGGCAAATTAAGTTGTCAGCCGTCTGTTTATGGTGCAACTTGCGTTGCTAGAAGATACGGGCTTGCTGATATTAACGCAGAGGTTGTCTATGAGGGAGATAAGTTTAGTTACACAATCAAGAATGGAAAGAAAACAATCGTAGAGCACACACAGGAAATTGACAATATCGACAATGACAAGATTAAGGGTGCTTATGCGGTTGCGGTTATGAAAGACGGAACTGTTAAAACAGAAGTTATGACTATCAAGCAGATAAAGACAGCTTGGAAACAGGGATTTGGATATAAGGAGAATGGAAACGGAGTTCATCAGAAGTTTACAGACCAGATGGCTATGAAAACTGTTAAGAACAGGCTCCTTAAATCTATCAACAATACTCATAGTGGTTTTGGCGGAGAAGATGATTATGAGGAAATCAGCCACGATGAAATGCTTGAACAGGATGTTGCTTATGACATTGAGCAGAACGCAAATAGCGTTGATTTTGAAGAAAGCGACATTATCGACAGTACAGCCACAGAAGCAACCGAAAAACAGGCAGAAGATAGCACATTGCCGCCATTTATGCAGGCAGAATAGGAGATTGAGTATGAGAGTAATTTCACAACATGGCAATGTTGATTTGCCTTATGAGCAGATAGTTGTGTGCCACGCAATGGAGAATGTCACAGCCCTACATAATGAGAAAGAATATGTTTTAGGCAGGTATTCTTCACAGGAGAAAGCGTATAAGGCTATGGAAATGTTGAGAGAGCAATATGGTTTGCTTTCGTTTATGAAGCTTATAGCAGGTACGACAAATTATGAAAGCTTCATTAGAAGGTTTACCGAAGATGATTTTATCAAAGCTACAACGGAATACTTTCAGTTTCCACAGGATGATGAAATCGAGGTGTGAGTATGAGATTAAAATGCTTAGGCTCATCATCAGCAGGTAACTGCTATTTTTTGCAAGCAGATAGCGGAGAAACACTTATCCTTGATTGTGGAATACCGATTAAGGAGATTAAAAAAGGCTTAGATTGGAACATAAGAAATGTGGTTGGCTGCATAGTCAGCCACGTTCATTCAGATCACAGCAAGTCATTAAACGATTTTAAGTCAATGGGAATACCAATTTATGCACCATATATACAATACGCACAACACGAGGGTATACATCGTTATCACACGATACCATTTAGCGGTTTTAAAGTTAAGGCATTTAACCTAACAACAATAGACGGAAGCTGGACACACACTAACGCAGATGGAACACCTTGCCCGATATATGGTTTTCTGATTACTCACAAGAAAATGGGAAGAATGCTTTACATAACCGATTGTGAATTAATCAAGTGGAAGTTTAAAGACATAAACCACATTCTCTTAGGTGTGAATTATGACAAAGATTTAATCGACAGGGATAACGCAGGCAAAGCTAATCACGTTTTCAGAGGTCATTTATCCATTGACACAGCTTGTGATTTTGTTAAAGCAAATTATTCAGATAGCTTGCAAAACGTCATAATGTGCCATCTATCGAGTGAAAATTCTGATAGAGATAGTTTCATCGAGAAGATGAAAAAAGTTGACAGAAACGCAAATGTGGATGTTGCAGAGCCTAATAAAGAATGGGTTCTAAGGAAAGGAGATGAATGTCCGTTTTGATTAGTTGGGATATAGTTACAAAGTTAATGAATTGTTTTCCTAATAGCGTTATAAATCATAACGCAGAATTTATAGCACATATTAGAAGCAATACATATTTTGGATTAAAAGATTGTGAAAACGAAACAGATGTAAAGTGTAAAGTTTTGGAATGGCTATCAAGACCCGCATACAAGACAGAGCCTTACAGCACTAAACGAAGCAATGACGAATTTCACAGATTTATACTTGGCGGTATAAATCAGTTTTTGGAAACCGATTTTACAGAGAAAGATATGGAGCAGATTTATACATATCTTGGAAATAGGTGCAATCATGCAAAAACATTGAAGTTTATTGAAAGCGGATATGATATGTCGGTTTTGAAAGATTAAAAATCCTAGTGAGTGTCCGTTTTAGGAGGTAAAAAGTGAAATTATTCAAAATTCATAAAGACATTGAAATAGACAAGCGATTTGGGAATGTGAGAATTTCAACATTCAAATATTCAAAGTATATTGAAAATTCTGATAAGTGGGAACACTACACAGAAGTTGACTGTTGGTATGACAACGATTGTGAGAATTGCCCTTGTGGTTGGGAAATCGGAAGCTATGAGGGAGAGTGTTGCGATTGCGGGTGCTTATTCGACAGAAAAGGTGGTTTTGATGTTCCAACATGGAAATGTATGTTGCCTAAGTGGATAAAGAGATTATTTGCTAAACGCAAAGAAAAAGAGTGTCCGTTTTAGAAAGGAGATTATATGGCTAAATACAAAGATATTTTAGGAAATGTAAGGGAGTATGAGGACAATACAATAACAATCAGCCTTGGAAGATACAATACTTTGATTATTAAAGAAGCTATTGCCGACTGCCTTGTAGAAGTCAAGAAGAAAGAGAAAAAAGATAATTAAGAGGGGGATGAGTAGAAATGGAGAGATTAACATATAGAACAGAACTAGGAGTCAGAATAGACAAGAACGAAGATTGCCCTAGTTGTAACATATGTTGGAATTGTAATATCCCACCAAGAGAATGTAAGTATATCAGTGATGCACTTAAAAAACTTGCGGATTATGAGGACTTAGAGGAACAGGGCAGACTTGTTAAATTGCCTTGCAAGGTGGGAGATGCGGTTTACGTTATTGTTGGAAAAAACATATCTGTACAGAAGATTCAAAGAGCAAAGATTGATTCAGAAATGAAAATTGAATTTTGCACAAAAAGAAGAGGATTTGCATTGTTTGATATTGGCAAAACAGTATTCCTCACAAAATCCGAAGCAGAAGCAAAACTGAAAGAATTGAGAGGTGGAGAAAATGGCTCAATGGAATAAAAATACAGTCCCAAATTGTAAAGATAAAAATTGTTCAGATGAAGTTTTGGCAACGGTAGAACACATAGGATATGGTGGAAAACTTTACAGAAGAGTGATTAAGGTGGTGTATTTCCCATATCATCACTGTACTATTGATGATATGGCTTGGGATATGCGTGATGGCGTTCCTAATGATTGGGAATATATAGAAGAGGAAGATACATGGTGGATTCCGCAAGGCTGGTATGAAGTATGTGATTACTTTGAGGACTATTCCTATTCAGAAATCACAGATAAGGTTACTGCGTGGATGAAGTTACCTAAACCATATGAACCAAAAGTTAAAGAGTTTGGAGGTGGAGAAAATGAGTGACAGTCAGACCAATGCAGACAGGATAAGGAATATGTCGGATGAAGAGTTGATTGAATTCTTATCGCACATTAGAAGTGGACATGACGTGAATTATGGAGATTGGGTTAACTTTGGCTATGGAATTGTACTAACTTCACGCAACACTGATATAGAATCCAGAATAGGAGAGTGGCTTCAATCAGAAGCAGAATAGGAGAGATTATGAAATATATAAGTAATGCAAAATACGGAGAACCTGTAGAAACAGGAAATATCTACAGAAGTTACGACAAAAGATTAGATATATGTGTTCACAAAATATGTGGTTGCGGAGAAACGCTATACATGAATTGTCAGGCATTAAATATCCGAGATAGAAAATTAAGCAGTACATCTGTGATAGCTGCGATAAATGAAGCTCAATCATTAGTGAAACGTGAGCTTGATTTGCTTAGCAAAGATCTTAATTCAATATTGAATAGTGAGATAGAAATATCAAGGTATTAGAAAGGAGAAAATATGGAAGATAGATATTTATTCAAGGCAAAGAGACTTGATAACGGAGAATGGGTGCAAGGAAATATTCTTTTGGATATTGAAAAGAATAAACCCTCTGAAACATACAGAATTTATCCAGTTGACCATGTTGATATTTGCAGGATTGTGGATGAAACAACAATCTGCCAATGCACAGGCTCGAAAGATAAGAATGATAAACTGATTTGGGAAAATGATATTCTGCATAACGGAAATTATTTTATTGTTAAATGGAATGCGCCTTGTGCAAGATTTGACATTGTATTAAACAACTCACATAACATTCCAATGGGAAAATGGGAACCAATGATTTGCGATTGGAAAACTGATGATTTTAAAGAATATAGAAAAGCTGTTGACTATGAGGTTATCGGCAACATTTTTGACAATAAAGAGTTATTAGAAAGTGAGGGATAATATGGCAAAGATATTTAGATTTAGCGGTTATTTAGTTTCCAATCGTGAAAATATTTCACTTGAAGATATATATGATGATATAAGCAACGTAGGATATGCCGAAAGCTGGCAACAGTTACACATCGAACAGTCGGAAGAATTTAATCTTGATGGTGAAGATAAGCCAAACTGTGACCTTGCGTTGCTCACAAGGCATTTTAAGGCAGATAATATCAGTACAGAATTTGACAGACCTATTCCACAGAAAGGCGAGAAATATAAGCATTTTAAGTTAGGCAAGATTGTTACTATTATCGGTATTTCAAGACATACAGAAACAGAAGAAATATCAATTGTATATGAATATGAGGGACATATCTGGAATAGACCTCTGGAAATGTTTATGAGCGAGGTTGATAAGGAAAAATATCCTAATGCAGAACAGAAATACAGATTTGAGTTAGTAGAAAGTGAGGAAAAGTAATGAACAAAATTATTTTATGTGGAAGATTAACAAAAGACCCGGAGGTTAGATATTCACAAGGGGCAACGCCAACGGCTGTTGCTAGATTATCACTTGCGGTAAGCAGAAAATGGAAGCGAGAAGGCGAACCGGATGCGGATTTCTTTAACTGCACTGCCTTCGGGAAACAGGCAGAATTTATCGAGAAATATCTGCATAAAGGAACGAAGATCCTGATATCCGGACGGGTACAGAATGACAATTATACAAACAAAGACGGACAGAAGGTATATGCTGTGCAGATCATGATAGAAGAGGTCGAGTTCACAGAGAGCAAGAATGCAGGGCAGCAGGACACGAACCAAAGGCAGCAGGATAGACCGGCATACACGGACGATGGCTTTATGAGCATTCCGGACGGAGCTGAGGAAGAATTACCGTTCAATTAGAAGCGAAATAGGAGAGGAAAACAATGAGATTGATTGATGCAGATAATCTGAATTTTGAAGGGCAACATTACAATAAAAGCCAAATGAAAGCGATTCTTGATTTTGTGGATAGTCAACCAACCGCCTATGATGTGGATGCGGTTGTGGAGCAGTTGGATGAATACATAACCAAAATTGTAGGTAGAAAATCAGCACTATATCAGACAGTTATGCAGATTGTGAAAGGTGGTGGTGTAGATGCGAAAGCCAATTCCTAAATCAGTAAGAAAACAGGTATACGAAAAATACAATGGTCATTGTGCTTACTGTGGTTGCGAGATACCGGAGAAAGGTTTCAATGTAGACCATTTACATTGTCTTAGAAATTATGAGTACACAGAAGAATTTACTGGAATAGACGTACACGATATAAGTAATCTGATGCCGTCCTGTGGTTCGTGCAATCGTTATAAAGCAACAATGGATTTAGAGACATTCAGAAAGCAGTTACAGAAAATACCGGACCGGTTGGCGAGGGATGTTTGTACATACAATATCGCAGTCAGATACGGCATGGTACAGGAAAACAGAGAACCGATTAAGTTCTATTTTGAGAAAGGAGATGGAATAGATGAAAGATAGACATTTATTCAAGGCAAAGAGAGCTGACAATGGGAAATGGGTACAAGGTTATTTATACGGCATTTGGGAAAAGAGATATATTCTTTGGGGGATGACAAATGATGTGCCTAATATGATTGAAGTAGACCCATCCACAATCTGCCAATGCACAGGCTTGAAAGACAAGAACGGTAATCTGATTTGGGAGAGTGATATTGTAAAAGACTTATTTAGTGATGCTTGTGCACAAATCAAATACGGCAGTTATCAGAGTTGCTTTGATAGCACCAAAACTGAACATGTTGGATTTTATGTAGACTGGTCAGGCAAGTATACTAAAAGATACAGAAAAGATTTAGGTTATTGGATAAATATGGTTAATGCAGAGGTTATCGGCAACATATTTGACACCCAAGATTTGTTATGGAAGGACGACGAATGAGTATGAAACCAATATTGTTTAATACGGATATGGTAAAGGCGATTCTTGATGGGAGAAAGAGCTGCACTAGACGAATTGTGAAACATGATGTTGAAGCGATTCTGAATAGTCCGTATCACAAAGAGCATCCAGAGGTGGAGGATGAGCAGATTATTAGCAAGTTATGTATACCGCCATATCAGCCGGGCGATATCCTTTATGTCCGGGAAACATGGCAGTATTTATATGAATTGGACGGAAATGAGCAAATTATTGAAGGAACCGGAAAATATTATTATGCAGCAACAGATACAATTCCTTTTGATACGTATGTCGATGCGAGTGGAGTGACACACGAGCGTGTACCGTGGCACCCATCAATCCACATGCCGAAAGAAGCAGCTCGTATCTGGCTTAAAGTTACGAATGTGAGAGTGGAGCGGTTGCAGGAAATCACACCACAAGGAGCGTGGAAAGAGGGTGCGAGATGCTCTTGCCTGCATCCTGTGCCAGATTGCGCAGGAAATAAAACCGCTTTTGTTAATATTTGGAACAGCACTATCAAGAAATCAGACATTGACCGTTATGGATGGGATGCCAACCCTTGGGTGTGGGTGATTGAATTTGAATGCGAAAAGCCGAGGAAGGCGGCAGGTAAGGCAGAAGCAAAACTGAAAGAATTGAGAGGCAGTAATGAATAAAAGAAAAGCAATACCTAAAAAAGTGAGACAATCTGTATATCTCATGTATAACGGACATTGTGCTTACTGTGGCAAGCAAATTGACTACAAAGATATGCAGGTAGACCATGCAACACCGCTTAGGATAGGTGGAGCAGACGACATTTCAAATTACATGCCAGCTTGTAGGAGCTGCAACCACTATAAAGCCACTTTAGATGTCGAGGGATTTCGAAAGTATCTTTCAGAAATACATAAAAGGCTTATGCGTGACAGCATACCTTATCAAGTGGCGGAGCGGTTTGGAATCGTTAAGTATGTGTCTGACGATGTAAAATTCTATTTCGAAGAATTGAGAGGTAAGGAAAATGACTAAGAAAGAATTATATACGTGCGATATCTGCCATACGGATTATTGCAACAAAGAAACCGCTTTGCAATGCGAAAAAGACCATTTCAAATGCGTTAAAATCACAGACGCTAGATACATTGCACATTTTAAACTTCCACACAAAATCGAGGTAGAGTTTTCCGATGGAACAAGACGTTGGTATAAACAATGATGTTTGGAGGGTGTTGAGATGAGCAGAATAGGAGAGAATATGGAAGAATGTGAAGAATTAAAACCATGCCCATTTTGCGGCTGGGGTACTATTGTTGATGGTGGAATAATTAAGCACTATTGCGAATGTTATGCGTGTCATGCAAAAGGAAAACCGTGCAAGACATGGAAGGAAGCCATAGAGGCGTGGAACAGGAGGGCGAACGATGAGACTGATTGACACGCAGATAATCTGAATTTTGAAGGGCAACATTACAATAAAAGCCAAATGAAAGCGATTCTTGATTTTGTGGATAGTCAACCAACCGCCTATGATGAGGATGCGGTTGTGGAGCAGTTGGGGGAAAGAAGCATGCTGTCAAGGCATATAGGAATGGTACCATTGAAAGAAGCCATTGAGATTGTAAAACGAGGTGGAAAGGAGTAAGCATGAGACTAATTGACGCAGATAATTACAAAGGCAAAATAATTGCAAGTCACTGTTATAGCGGAGTAAATAAGCTGATAAATGTTGACGATGTGCCGACAGCTTATGATGTGGATAAGGTTGTGGAACAGTTGAAGTTAGCTTCAAAGACTGCGCTTGATTTGGCAATAAAAAGAATACCTGGATTTAGATTTATGGCACCTGCTTTTCAAGCTTTGATAGATGAGTGTTTTGAAGAAGCTGTGGAAATAGTAAAGGCAGGTGGCAACACTTGAATTACCAGAACATAGCAAGAGCCAAGGCGATTGAGCAGGAAAATAAAAAGCGACTGTTGAAGTTAAATCCAAAGCTGAATGACAGGAGTGGGATTTATTTCCTACTCCGAGAAGATGAAAACGGATTTAAGTATGCGTATATTGGACAGGCGGTGCATACACTTAGCAGATTGGCAAGCCACCTTGTAGGTTATGAACAGCATATAGACCTTAGCTTACGCAAACATAAGCTATACGACAAAGAGAAAAATCCTTATGGCTGGCGAGTTGAGTTTCTGAATTTTTCCGAAAGTCAGCTTGACGAGAAAGAGAAGTATTACATCAAGCTGTATGCCGACAAAGGCTATCAGCTTAGGAATGTCAGTTTGGGCGGTCAAGGAGAAAATCGTGCTAGTGGTTCAATAGGCGAGAGAAAAGCACCTAAAGGCTATATGCAAGGCATACAGCAAGGCAAAAAGGTGTTAGCGAGGGAATTATCGTCTATCGCAGAAAAGCACCTTACAATCCGCTTAAAACCGGAAAAAGAGCATAACAAGGTATCACAGAAACAGTATGAGAAGTTTATGGATTTATTGAAAGTGGGTGATTCAGAGTGAGCGGTGGAAGTTGGAATTATTTATATTCAAAAGAGATTGATGACCTTATGCAGTACAGCAGCATTGAAACATTGGAAGAAATGGCTGATTATCTCAATCAAAACGGATATGAAGATGTTGCAAAAGATACGAGGCGGTTAGTTGAATATATCAAATCAGCTAAAATAAGAGTGGAAACGCTCTTTGAAATGCTAAGTCCTGTTTTCAAAGCTGTTGAATGGTATTGTAGTGCAGATTGGGGCAAAGACAGAGTTGACAAGACAATAGAAGAATACAGGAATGGAAAGGGTGATTCAGAATGAAGATTTTAAGTAATAAGAAATATAACAAACTCATTGAAGATTTTGAGAAATCACAGAAAAAGGTCGAGGAACTCAAAAGGATAAATGAAAGTCTTGGAAAAAAGTTAGAGGACAAAAAGACAAGTTGCAAGTTGAATAATGGCAAGGATTTCTGTTTTAAATGCGAAAACTCTTACAGATATAAGACATATTGGGGAGTGACAGAAATCGAAAAATGCGGTTGCTTGCTTGATGTGTCTTGCGAGGATTTTAAGAGAAAAGAAAGCGAGTGATTCAGAGTGAATGACAATGCAAAGATAGTAATAGCACAGGCTTTAATGATGAGAATTAAAGATTATGCAGAAAGAGCCTTGGATAAAAAAGATGTAACACTTGATATGGCTATGGTTGAAATACGCGATACAGTTGACGCTTATGACGAGTATTTTCAGACAGGCAGGAAGCCCCAGTAACTAACTAGAAATCAAAGAAAGGAATAGGTTGTGCGCACATAAAACCGAGGTTTCCTTTTGGTAGATTTAGAATGTATAAAAAGAAGATTAAATGTGAGATATATCGTGATTCTATGCAGAATTACAAGAAATACGCAATACCGCCAGCACAGTTGATTATAGCTGATGTTCCTTACAATGTAGGAACTAACTTCTACGGAAGTAACCCTATGTGGTACAACGGCGGCGATAATAAGAACGGTGAGAGCAAACTTGCGAAAAAGGCGGCTTTTAATTCAGATTTTAATTTTAATCTGTATGAATACTTCCATTTTTGCTCAAAGATGTTGAAAAAAGAGGACACAAAGCCTATCGCAAGGGGCAGAAGTAGTAACAGTCCTTGTATGATTGTATTTTGCTCATTTGAGCAGTTGTCAACATTGATTGCCGCGGCGAAGAAACACGGATTTGTCAATTACATACCTCTTGTATTCTGTAAAAATTACAGTCCGCAGGTGTTTAAAGCGAATATGCGTATCGTAGGTGCTACGGAATATGCACTTGTACTGTACCGAAATAAGTTGCCGAAATTCAGAAACGGCTTGCAGATTGATGAAAACGGAAAGAATATCAGAGGTACAGGACATATGATTTTTAATTGGTTTACTTGGGAGAAAGACGGAAAAGATATACCGAAAATTCATCCAGCACAAAAGCCCGTGGCTGTCCTTAAAAAGCTGATTGAGATTTTTACAGACGAGGGAGATGTTGTTATTGACCCTTGTTGTGGTAGCGGTAGCACGCTAAGAGCCGCCGCAGAACTTGGCAGAAGTGCATACGGATTCGAGATTGACAGAAACTTTTACGAGCGTGCAAAAAATGAAATGCTTGTATTTGAAAAGGATAGTCAGATGAATATAAGTGATTTTATAGGAGATACACTATGACACAGGACGGACAATTTGAATTAACCGATTTCTTAGGCAAGAAGATTGAGAGTAAATCTGTTATGGATTTGACAGATTGGATAAACAGTCAAGGTAAAGCACAGTATACGCAGATTGGTGAGGTTGTAAGGAATGCTTATAACTTGAATAAAGATAGTGGAGAACTTATTGAAAGGCTTACAAATGCAGTATCGGTATATGTTCTTAATCAGTCTATGGGGTATATGAATTATCTAAGAAAGGAATGCGAATAGGTTGTGAAAATATACATCAGCGGTGCAATTACAGGAACAAATGATTATATGAAAAGATTCAAGGAAGCAGAAGAAAAGTTGATAGCACAAGGATATGATGTGATAAATCCCGCGGAAATTAATTCACATCTTCCAGTAAATACAACATGGGACGATTATATGAAAATGTCGCTTGTGATGTTATCAATGTGCGATTCGATATTTATGCTCAAAAAGTGGAGAGAATCAAAAGGTGCCTGTATAGAGTATGGATATGCATTAGGGAAAGGGCTTAATGTCGAATTTGAATGATAGGAGGTTTGATGTTATGGCAATATACAGAAATGTACAACTTTCTTTCTGGACAGACAATAAGGTTTTAGATGAGTTTACACCAGAGGATAAATATTTTTACTTGTATCTTCTTACGAATCCACACACGAATATATGTGGATGCTATGAAATCAGCTATAAGTCAATGGTTGATGATACAGGATACAACAAGGATACGTGCATAAGACTTCTTGAAAGATTCGAAAATGTACATAATGTGATTCGGTTCAATTCTGAAACTAAAGAAGTATTGATTTTGAACTGGCATAAGTACAATTGGTCAAAGTCACCTAAGACACTTAACGGAGTTGAGAGTGTTGTTAAGCACATTAAATGTGCGGAATTTAGGGATTATTTATACAAGGTTATGAATTGCATTGCAAACAATGAAAAACCGCCAGAATATGACGATAAATGCATTTCAGAGCCATGTGTAGTTGATATTCCTGATAATGACAACGAACTGGAAGTTGTTAAAAATGTAGTTGATTATCTGAATGCAAAGTGCGGAACACGTTATAGTTACAAGACTGCATCAACGAAGAAACATATCCGGGCAAGGCTTAAGGATGGTTTTACAGAATCTGATATGTTGGAAGTAATAGACAAAAAGCTTACAGAGTGGAAAGGCACTCAATGGGAACAGTATCTTAGACCGGAAACATTGTTTGGAGCAAAGTTTGAAAGTTATCTTAATCAGAAGATTAATACAAACGAAAGCTCAATGAATGATTCTTATGCAATGATGAATGAATGGGCGAATGGAGAGTGATGGTATGACCAAGGAAGAATTTAGCAAATTCGCAATGGCATTAAAGACATATTACTCAAGGGAAGAAAAGTTGCTTATTAATCAGCAAGCTATGGGATTGTGGTATATGCAATTACAGGATCTATCGTATGATGTAGCAAGTGCTGCACTTAATAAATGGGTCGCAACTAATAAATGGTCGCCGTCAATAGCAGATATAAGGGCATATGCATCTAACATTGCCTTTGGTGATGTTCCGGATTGGGGAGAAGCTTGGGAATTGGTGCTTACATCAATTAGCAAGTACGGAATGTACAGGCAACAAGAGGGAATAGCATATATTGGCGAAAGAAACAGGATTGCACTTAGATGTACTGACAGGATTGGATACGATACGTTATGTATGTCTGAAAACATTTCTGTTGAACGTGCTAATTTTCGTATGATGTATGAACAGTATGCTTTGAAAGAGACCGAATCAAGGCAATTGCCTGAATATCTCAAAAATAAGATGCATGAAATTTCGTCTTCTAACTTAAAAAAGATAGGATGTGATTGATATGTATTTTAATTGCAAAAACTGCACAGACAGAAAGCTTGGTTGTCATGGAGTTTGTGAAGATTATATAAAAATATCAAAAGAAAGAGCGGATAAAAGAAAAAAAGACAGAATGTTAAGCACTTATAATCCAGTAAGAAGTACAGGAAGCATATCAGCAGGAACAAGAATGGTCTTAAGAAAGGATATAAGGTGATTTCATGGTTAGGTATGAAAACGAATGTTGCGATTGTGCGTCATCTGGCTATCCATGTTTAGGTTCAACTTGTCCAAACTTAAGGGTTCCTAAATTTTATTGCGATAAATGCAAGGAAGAAGTTGAAAAACTCTGGTATTATAGTGGACTTGAAGTGTGCCAGAATTGCATTTTGTCAGATTTTACAGAGGTAAAGGGTGATGATGATTGAAAAGATATTTATGGATGGAAGTTACGCAGGATGAATATGAATTGCCTGTATGTGTGGCAGAAACATGCAAGGAACTTGCATTAATGGTTGGAATGAAACCAGAATCTATATTCAAATCAATTCAAAGGCAAAGAAACGGAGAATCTAAAACTAAAAGGTTTATACGTGTGGAGGAAGATTTATGACTAGCAAAAATACTTATTATAGGAGAAAAGAACTTGGATTGTGTGTTGCGTGTGGCAAAGAGGTAGAAGAAGATAGAAAAGGAAAGGTATTGTGTAAAAGTTGCAAGGATAAAGATAATATTAAACACAATGAGGACCGCAAATGGTATCAGTCTATCAATATATGCCCTATATGCAAAAAAGAACGTTTATATAACGGAGAAAAGATTTGCATTATTTGTAAATCAAAACAACCATATGACCCAGAGAAAAAAAGCAAAGATTATTTCGAAAAGTACAGAAAACATTCCATAGAACACAGAAAAAAACGATATCATGAAGCAAAAGAAAATGGAATTTGTACATATTGTTTTAAGAGAAAAGCTGTTGATGGTCTTTCCGTCTGTTCAATTTGCAGAGTAAAGCGAAATAACCAAGCAGTAGAGAGGAGAAGAGATAGTGTTGAAGCAAATGCAAGAAAAAAAGAAAACTGGGTAAAAAATGGATTATGTCCTGTTTGTGGAGATAAATCCAAGGAAGGGTTTAAGCTATGTGAAAAACATTATCAGATCGTTTGGGATAATTTCCACACAGAAAATGCAACAAATAACAGAGAAAGAATGAAAAGAGAAGATAAAAGATTTTTTATGAAATATTAAGGAGAACGGCTTATGAAGTTATCAAAACTTACTAAGCCAGAACTTGAAAAAATAAAATCAAACGCCAATTTTACCACGGAAGAGGAACAGATTTTTACATTTCTTTTCCGTGGTTTTTCAAACAAGGAAATATCAATAAAAACTTGCTTGTCGCTTAGGACTGTTGAACGAAGAATAAGTGGCATAAAAGAAAAAATCAAACGATTGGAAGTGAGTGAAAATGTGTGAATTGACCGATAAAGAATTGTTGAATTACGCAATTGAAAATGGTATTATCAGTCGTGATACCATACAAGAAAAAATTGAAATGAACGAACGTAAGAGGTATTTGGAGCAACATAATTATGAAGTTTGGAAAGGAAAGGACGAGAGATATTACACATATCTTCCTGATAAACATTCGAAATCCGGAAGAAGGCTTCTGAAAAGGACTAACGAATCCGCTATTGAAGATGCAATTGTAGATTATTACAAAAACATGTCAAATGAGCCTTATATTGAAGATGTAT